TAATGATCCAGAACAACTCCACGCCTTTCGGTGCGATTTTGTCTTTCCCTGATGCGGCTATTTTCCCTGATTTCTGCTAAATGACGTTGACGATACCTCGCCGTTATTTCATGCCGTTTTTCGCGCCATTCAGGAGATTTTCTTTGTTCGCGAGTTCTTTCCACAAATTTGGCATTGTAAACGCGAACCTTATCGGGATTCTGCTTGCGCCAGATTTTGTTGTATTCCATTCTGGTTTTTTTCTGCGCATCAGTTAATTTGTCGTATTGGCCTATCATTTTCTTTCCCATAAGCTGCTGATTATCCACAAGGGATTTCCCAGCAATTCACGAAGTTCAATTGCAGCATTGCTGCTGCAACGCCCTATGTTTATAAGGATGTAATACCAGAACGTAGGTCGGCCCGCCCGAAGTGCTGACGGGACGTATCTTGCGCGTAACCGCCGCTGATCCGATCTTGCCCAGCCGAGCTCCCTCGGAGAGCTTCCAGACCAAATCGGGAGTTAGGATGTCAGAAGCGTCAATGTTATCTGTATCGGTTGCGTCGCCACCATACATCACGCGGCTATTGGCATCCGCCGAACTGCCGATGGCCGTGCTCGCGCCATCTACATAGTCTGACCCCGTGAGGATATTAGTAATCATCTTATCGGGGCCTTGATCTACCCACCACTGCGTCTGCGCTTCGTAGAGGTAGTTCTGAATGTCCAGTTTAGTGCGCTGAATAGACAGAGGTTTGTCAATTTTCTTCGCGTGCCGCACCAGTCCGATTATCACATCTTCCTGATACAGCGTGGTTTCTTCCTCAGAACCCCACATTTCAAGTATGTTGCTGATGGGAGCATCATCATCTGGCGTAGCCATGTAGAAGTGAACAATATCACCCTTTTCTTTGGTGAGTTCCCGTTTGCTGACGATTATCGAGCCGGAACCTTCCGCGCCCATAAATCGCGGCCAAAAGCCGACCTCACCGACATACTTCCACAATCGGGTAGCTTGGATTTCAGCCGCGCTACCTGAAATATGGGTAGTATTAGTAGTGATGTCCCATGTGGCAACAGCACTCGAACCATAGGCTGCTGGGATTGTTTGTGTTGCCATTCGTATTCCCTTTCGTTAAATTTCAATTGCTGAAAGGGAATCTTGCATAAGGGCTATCCGCCTCTGCGCTTCTGTTCGTCCTGCATCTCTTTCGTCAATCTGCGCTCGGCTTCCGCAGCCGCAGCCGCCGGATCGCTGTTGACGAGATCTTGAACGCTCTTATACGTCTTCGGCGCTTCCCCGCCCGCGCCAGGGATGCTCCCCCCCATTCCACCCTTGTCCACTTGTTCCTGCATCTGCTTGAGTCCTCGTTTCTCCGCCTGCTCGATTAAATGGCTTGCAAAATGGGATTTGAACACATCGTCAATAATCCCCGATTGCAAATAGATGTCTTCCCCGTCTCTCTGGAATCCCCATTGACGTTGCTTGAGCGCATCCGTTACTTCCTTGCAGCGATTCACGAAGACTTCGCGTTGCTTGACCGGATCGTCTTTAACCGCTTGCAATTCGTCTGCAAAGTGAGTATTGACCAATTCGGCCAAGTGCTGCAATTCCGCCGTATGCGCCGTCTCCATTCCCTTAATGCGTTTGACTTCGGATTTCGCCGTAATCGTGGCATCTTGGGTAATGCGTTGAGCATACATCTCCGGTGATTCGATGGGATCGGGAAATTTTTCGGGGGCCGCACCGCCTTTCACGGTCTGCAATTCCCTTTCTAAATCCGCCACTCTTGCCTTCGCACTGTCCAACTCCTTCGAGTTGTCCTTGTGCTTGGCAATATACTTGTCCTTTTCGGTGATGCTTTTCTTGACCTCATCGTGGATCACCGTCCCCTTTGGCAATTTGAAGCCGGTCTGATCGGTGATCTGGAATGTTTCAAGAACATCACCCGCAGGCGGGTTAGTCGGGGTAGTCGCCCCCACGCCTTGCTCCATCATAATTTACTCCTTGTTTAGTAGTTGATCCCCGTTAGTCATCGGGATCATGCTGACCTGTGGTGTGTGCATTTTGAATATCTGCACCGTATCCTCCAATCCGTGCAAACGGATAAGATAGTCTCGCGGCCAGTCCTCTTCGCCGTCCTTCTGGCGCTGCGTCAGAATCTTGTGAATGAGAATCTTAGCGTCGGCATTAGTCAACCGGTGCTCGATGGCGGGCGTGTCAGCGCCCATCTTCCATCCCTGTTTGTAAGGAGCGGCTGTGCTCATTGTTTTACTCCTGCTTGTAACATTTTAGTTGAAATGTATTCATCGTTGGCGGCGGCGAGGTTCGGGTCTTCCTTCTCCAGCTTGACCAGCATCTGACCGCGCATCCAATCACGAGTCTCTTTCATGATTTTAGCCACCTTGCCCTCTTCGTAGCCTGCGGCCAAAAGCAATTCCTTCGGCGGCAACAATCCGCGATCAAAGAGCAAGAAGGATTCTTGTTTCTTCTGCGCTTTCTCCTGAATGCCGTCGGTATCCAATTCCACGCGCACGTCTAATTCTAACGGATTGTATTTCTTCAGCGCATCCTTTTTAATCTCGAAAATCTCCTTCATAGGATCGAGATTAGCCAACATCACCTTCTTGTCGGCGGGCATGAATTCACGCGCCAGAAACGCAATGCGGGTAAAAATATCTTCTAATAATGCCTTTTCGCTGTCCACCATGTGCGCCAGCGGAGCCGATCCCGTCGCTTGCAGGTTCTCTACTAATCTTGCCGCCGCGCCCGCGAAGGGACTTTGGCCGGTCTGTTCTCGGTGCGTGTTGAAAAGCTCATTGGCCTCGTAACGGGCGTCCTGTGCAATGCCCGCCATGGCGGGCGTGGGCGCTTGAATCTGCAACTGCGCCATGACCTCATTGGCATTCATAAAATCCTTGCCAAGGAGCGGATAGCCGATATTCTCCTGAAAACGTCTCACCTCGTCCGTTTTCTCTTCCTCGCTGTCGCCTACTACCTTGTCCAGATTAATAATGCGCCCGCTGTTGTTGACGCGCTTCATGATCTGCATGTAGAGCGTCATCATTAGAGCTTCAAAGCGCTGATCGTCATAGACGAAGTGCGGCGCACCTGCGGGATAAGGCGTACCGGGTTGATGCAGGAAAGGAATCAGGCAAAAGCTGAAATCGGAGCCGATATTGACGGGCGGCGCGATAGGCAAGCTATGTTCTGGGTTCTGCTCGTCAATCTTGTTTTCACGGGACAGGAAACAGAAACGATAGGCTATGGGCGTGTAATAGTAATCTATTTTCATGCCATCCCACAGCTTCGATCCGTTCTTGTAGCTCTCCTTGAATAGCTGTTCTTCCGCGTCGTCCCAATAAGAACGGGAATCCCTCGTCTCCGAATAAACGTCTTCGTTCGTCATGCGCCCCTTGATCGGCGTAGAAGTCCTAAATTGCACTTCGCTTAAATAGCAGTTGCCTTTGTCATCATAGGGTATCTTTTCGGGATCAAGCCAGGGATACATCCATTCGACTTCGGCTCGGTTCTTTTGATATTGCCGAGAAATATGGCCGATGTCCGAAATGTGCTTGACGGTGGAATCCAAAATGAGTTCTTCGCTATCTATCGCTTCGCAAATGATGCTGCCCGTGAAGTTCTCGCGGTTGCGAAAGCGCGGGTCAAAATAGACATTCATGCAACCCATGCCATAATTGATCCAATCCTCGAATACTTTACGCAGTTGACGCCGACCCACCTTATTATGCAACCCGCGCTTGGACGTGAACTCATGCAGCGTAACAGCTTGATACATCTGCGCGATGTCATAATCTTCGGTCTCAATGCCGATAAAGCGCGGTTTCATGGGCCCGAAAGCCAACCGTCCCGTCAGGTGCTGCAATATCTTGATATAGGTGGATCGTTTATACCAATCTTCATCGGTCTGCAATCCTAAACTTAGATTCCCCGTGACAAGCTCTTTGGCCAGAACGATGTCTTTCACAAAACCATCACGCACCGGACTTCTCAGATCGTCTTTGATCCGTTCGATCCAATAGCCTGGCTGCGACATTAAATCAAGAGCCGTTTCGTTCTTTTTGCTCAATTCCAATTATCCTTTTTGATCTTAGGAATGCCGTAACGGGGTGTGCCAGCGCCCACCGGCATCATCTTGGAGTGCCAACGAGGGAACAACTGAGGATCGTGGCATTTCCAATTTACGTCGGACATCATGCGCCAATTATCCATCGGGTCTTTGCCCGTTTCCATAACATTCTCGCTGTCCATGTTGCCGTCTGGATTGAATACATAGCGTTCGACAGAACGAATAGAATTAACGCACTGGCTGCTCACCTGAAAGCGCGGCAGAATAATATCCTGTTTGTCGCTTTCGCCCATGACGTTCTGGTGGCGCAGTAAAGCGCGAACGCGATTGTGCCCGCGTCGCAAATAGGGATCTTTGTTGGAAAGCGTGAAATGACAGCCGCGTGAATTGTATTCTTGATAGTAGGCTTTCGTTCCGGTATAGGGCGTATTGCCGTATTGCCCGTCCATAATGCGCAGATAGGATACCCCAATTTCGTCCTCTACGCCATTGATAATATCAATGATGTCCTCAAAACTCCGGCTGTCATGCTTGATTTCGTCATAATACTGATAATAAACTTCGTTGCCATGCTGCCCGATTTTCTTGCGCACTACTTCCGGCCATTCGCGGATCTGATAAAGCCTGCCATTGGGACACGCCTTGAACCAACTGATAAAGTTCGGACGCGACGTATGCGGATCCATAACGCAATAGATCGTGCCCTCTTCGGGGATTTCGAGGGGATCTATCACATGCACCTTGCGCTCCCACATCGGATAGACCAGGCCGCGCAAGTGCATCCACTGCGCATGGGCTTTGGCCGCCCGCTCCTCTTCCGACCAGCCTGCTATCATGCGCTCAATGTCAATATGCTCTAAGAAACCGCGTTCGCCGTGCTCTTTGCAATTCGCTTCGATGTCGGCATAGACCGCCCCGACCGCCCAGCGCGTATTCCCCAGCGCGATCTGATGCACCCAGGCCGATTTCGCTTCGGGGGTCAGCGTGAACATAATCTTGCCGCCGCGTCGGAACCGCGCCGTAGTTTCCAGAAAAATGGCCGGTTTGTCTTCGGGTTCGTCAAAAATCACCCAACCTAACGATACGCTGCGAAACTCGACGACTTCCTGCTCATACGTCATCAAGTTAAACTGGCGGCCATTGGCCGGATTCCTGAATACAGAATAATAGTCTTTCCCCGCCTTGTCCGGTACATAGCTTCCGGCGGGCAATATCTCCAGCAGGCGAGGGATAATCTGATCACGAATGGTCGTCGAATTGCTGATGATTCTTCCCCGTCCCAAAGCCGGAGGATAGGAGAAGAAATCATAGAGTCCACCTTCGGGTTTTTCAAAGAACGGATTATTGATAATGCCCAGGAGGACTCCGGCCATGTGGCAAATCACGTCAGTCTTGCCGGAACCGTTCGCCCCGACGAAGATATTTATAAAGTTGTAGCGATCTTCAGCTTCGACCCAGGTGAACTCATTTTCCTCAAAATCCCGCGCCCCGCCCACCAACTTAATGAAGTTTAATTGCGCCCCGTTGGGAATCCAAGCATCGCCTTGCCGACCCCAGAACTTCGCCTTGACCAATCCGCGCAGTTGTTCATCGCTTAGAACGGACAGTTCGTCGGCCTCTTGAAGTCCCGGTTCGATTTTAGGCAAAAGAGAGTCCCCCCAGAATCGAAATCCTGGGGGGATTAAATTATCGCTTCCTGCCGACGGTGCGCACCGCCTGCGTTCAGCAGGACTCATTCAGCCATCAGCGAGCAGGATCACCTACGTTCAGCAACGGCTGAAGGAGTATTTTATCGGGCGGAGTTCGCCCTAAATTATAAAACGAGGGTAATATAACACATTTTCGGGTCAAAAACAAGAGAAATCTCAACTATTTTTTATGATTGGCATGATTTTTGCTACTTATCGGTCGTGATTACAGTAATCCATCACGTTTTCGCCCATATCTTCATTCAACTCAAAATCCTCACAATCCCCATCATCCCAACCAATCAATACGCCTCTCGCTTCGCACCAGCACTTGTCTAATGGATCGGTGCTCGTCCAATTAGTGCAGTTCCAACAAATACGCTGCGGTTTCATTGTTTGTCCTTTTGGGGTGCTTCCTCGTCGTAAAACGGCTGTTTATCCCTCACGGTTTCGATAGTCTCCACGCACGACCAGGGGATGAAAAACTCATGCCCTGGATCATCGTTATTGAATAGCCGCAGATAGGACGTGTGGGGTTGATAGGAGGTTTTCTCAATGATTGTAGGCTCGGTCTTGCGCCACGTTATTTTGATTCTCATATACTCCGCCTCACGAGTTTAGCATAGGGTTTCAGCCGGTCATATAGCTTCTCGGTGATAATTAAGTCCTGCTTGTTGTGTTCTGTGATGTCGGCTACGGCGGAAGGTTTAGCTTGCGTCATGGCAAAGAGCCAGTTGTCCCAGTTGATGCGGGTTTTGCCCGAAATGCCAAGATACTCGCAGGCATTATCGAGACTCGACCTTCCGAGTTTAAGACGATTTTTGACCATGTAATAGAGGTCAATGTGTCGGATGGAACCGTAAGGGGGGAATTCGAGATTGAAATGTAGAGTCTTAGCCCTGAGCCACTTAATATCGAAGCCTGTTCCGTAGTAAGTGATAACCGTATCAAATCTCCCAAGCACGTCCACGCACTCTGCCACGAGTCGGCGATCAAGATAGCTGTCGGCCAGGTCTTTTTTTGTGATGGCCCCTTGATAGATTTCGTCTTTGCCATATTCCTTTATCCCCCAACATAGCAGGATGCCAAACGGGGCATTGAGATTCGAGGTCTCCAAATCAAGAACACACCAGCGTTGCGCTTTTTGCGTTTCTGCCAGCCAGCAATGATAATGGTCAAGGCCGGAGTGCCGATGCGGACAGCGCCAGTTGGCGAGATCTACAATTTGCTGTTTAGAGAGCTGGCTTAATGGTAGCATTATTTCCTTAATTGTCGGGGCGAGGTTCCCCCCAGGGTTGCCCCTCGCCCCTATCCGCCGGAGCGGGTTAATTTCTATCACCAACACCTGCGCCAATGCTATCCGCCTTGTTGACATAAAAAAGTCCACCCGCTTTGTTAAATTGATGCAGAATAAATTCCGGTTCGGCGCTCCGATTGGTCTCAAACTTATTCCTATATTCATCACGATTATAGTATTCCATCCCACCCCAATAAACATAGTCAATTTTCTCTTTCAGGCAATAAGGATATAGATTGATTCCCTCGCTCCAATACCGCCAATTCCAGCCGTTCATAAATGCAGCCGTAGGCCGCAGACTCAAGACGGAAGATTGAACGGGGATGACAAAATCCTTAAATAGATCGGCGGACTGCGAGATTCTGGCCTGCACATTTGCGCTCAGATTGTTCAGATTAAGAATTACAAAGGGCAGCAACAACAGGATCAGCCATCTGCGCCGTATGAAAACCGTGAAGTTCACTAAGGCGAAAGCTCCCAAAGTTGTCAAAAATAGAATTTCGGGCAGAAAGTAGCGGGCCGTCTCCCAATGATAAACCGTGAAGGCGAGAATCAAAAAGTGCGTCGCCACGGCGAAGACAAGCAGTTTGGGCATTTTGCCCATCCCGTAAAGAGCATAGATCAACAAGGGCGCCAGCACCAACCCCTCCGCGAATTTAGCGATCAAATTCCACAGATCAGCAATGAATATCCGCGCCGTATTCATGGGATTCGCCAGCACGACCGATAGCATATTGGGATACTCATCGAGAACGCTTCGAGCCATTTGATCGGGCGATGGTTTAGTGTTCAAATAATGAAGCGCAATATTATAATGTCCGCCATTAGGCGGAAATGAGGCGAATTGAAAATTCAATATGAGACAAAGAGCTGTCGGTGCGATAAAGCGACACAACTGCCCCCAACGCAAATCTACTCGTTTCACGTGAAACATATACCATATCGCAAATGGCATAAAGATCAAAAACTCATAACGTGTTATACAGACCCAACCTACTAATATTCCAGCCGCTAAATACCGCCCGCGATAAAGGGCATAAGCTGCCCAGAAACCCAGGGCTAAAACGAAAATATCTGTGCAAGCCCCATAGGTCATCTCAAAAAATGTCGCATTTACGGCCAAGGCCAACGATGCGACTATCCCCGCTATTCCACCCAACCACAAATTACAGAGAAAAATCACGGCCATCGCGGATAGGATCCCAATTATTTTCGCGGCCTGCCAATAATTCCAACCGCGTTCACCATTAAACAATCCGCCTAATAGCCAAAGCACTAATGGGTATCCTGCGCCCTGCACGTCCATCGGCTTCAAATCCAACCAAAGAGGATTAAAATTCTGATGTTTCACGAATTGATCTAAGGCATAAGCTCCATTAACATAGTTCATCAAGAGGTCGGTTTCCATACCCTGATTGCGTGGCACATCATGCGGCACGGAAAAAACGAAAACGCCATAAACCAGAGCGCAGATCAATCCCGTTAAGATGGATTTCTTCATAACAATCTATCCATCAAATTGAGGGCATAGCTGGGCCGCAGATAGAAACGGCGGTAGAATTCCCAATACTTGCGCCGCAATAGCTTCGAGTGCGGCGCAAAGGTGCAGTCTCGATAATTTTTGATGGGTGCGAAATGTTCCAGGGGCGTATCCGGCAACGTTGTAGTCATAGCGCATTTAGCGTAGGTCGGATTCAACTCCAACGCAAATTCGATAGTCTCATCCATGTCCCTCTCGGTCTCGCCTGGCAAGCCCATCATAAAGTAGCATTCGGTCTCCATCCCCGCCGCTCGCGTCCAGCGCACCGCCTCTCGCGCTTGATCCTTCTCGATTCTCTTGCCCATCTTGGCGAGCACCCATTCGCTGCCGGACTCTACGCCAAGGGGCACGCGATAACAGCCCGCTCGTTTCATCAGTTTCAGCATCGAGAGCGATACCCGATCCACGCGCAAGCCGCCCCTCGGCAACCATGCCATTTTGATCCCGCATTGTAGGATTAATTCGCAGATTTGCTCTACTCGAACTATGTCGGCGCTGAAATTATCGTCGTAAATGTGGATTTCACGATAGCCCAGGTCAGCCAGATATTGCATTTCATCCACTACTCGCTGCGGCGACTTAAACTTCATCTTTGATCCGAATACCGACTTGGTGCAATAGGTGCATTTCCCATAGCAACCCCGCGATGTTTCCATGTAGGCGACAGGACTATGGCGCGAGATCAAAGGGCTAAGGCGATAATCTCCGGCCCTGACCAAATGATAGGCGGGATAGGGCAGCGCGTCCAAGTCCTCCACCGCCCGTTTATCAGAAAAGTAGTAATCCCCCTCGCCAATGCAGATCGCATCCGCCCAATCCGGCTTGATACGGGTGGCGCTGACGTGCGCCCCGCCCAGAACGATCTTGGCATACGGCCACATTTGTTTGCAGCGTTGCGCCACACGCTCGGCCTCGTCTATGTTGGCCGTCCGGCTGGTGATGCCGATAACGTGGGGTTGTAGACCGCCTATATGGGACGGCGGGTCTTCCTGAAAGGCCATATCCCAAATCGTCACCCGATCTGGCATGTTGGCAGCGATAGACAATAAACCCAATGGCGGGTGGCGTTTGCCGATAATCCAACCCAATGGGGTATGCCGATAGGAATCTGATGAGGGCGGGTTGACCAGCAGGACGTTCATGGCTTCGATAACCCTTCAGGCCCGCGCTTTGAATCCCTCATGACCACGCCGCCAGCCACATGATCGTGTGGTCGCGATAGATGAATTACAAAGGCAAACATCAACAGTGCTATCACGCCCAAGTAAATCAGCACTGGCGACCAGATCAGCCACCAAGAATCACGAGTCAGCCCCAATAACTTACAAAACGAGAAATAACCGGAAATGCTAATACAGGGAATGCCCCAGTATGATAGCCATGAATCCCTCATGTCAATTCCGTTCTTTAGGCGTTATCAACTTCACCCGCGCCGTATCTAACTGGAAATTCGCCCCGTCGGCCAGTCGCGCATCCGCCGGAACTTCAAATACCAGTATCCCTTTCTGGCGATCCGCCATGACCAGCGCGTCTTCCAGCTTGTCGGCATCGCCTACAAAGTAAAATTCCCCTACGTTGGGCAACTTCATACCCAAAACGACGTATTTCTTGAACTCAAGGCGTAGATTCATTTTGTTCTTCTTCCCCGGCTTTTTGGATCTGAAATTCTTCCCAGAGACAGGTCTCGTCCTTGAATTTCAGCGATTCTATTGCTTCGGCAGACCCGAATTTTTCACGGAAATAATTCCCTCGATCCTTCAAATAGGCCAATTCCCCAGCATCAATACCCCCCCGGTATGCATAAAATACGTGATCGTCTAAAATGGCAACATGATGACCACAATGATCCACGCTCAAATATTCCACCATAAACTGCCAAAGCCAATAATACCTTTTCGCCCAATAATCTCGCTCCTCGTCGGTCTCGTAGCATCCCCGTCCTTCTCCAAAAGGATAACCATAATCCCGCGAAAGAATCTTGTCAAGAATTACATGGGTTTTGCAATCAAGGCAAACTAAACTATGACATACGCTCATCGTCAACCCCTGCGGCTACGCCGCCTTCTTTTTCCTCGTCGGGAACCTCGATTTGTCCTGCCCTTATCATCTCAAAGGCCGCTTCTGATTTATCCGCTAAAATTTTAAGAATATCCCTGTGCATTTTGTGCGCGGCGTTAAAACCGTCCCAATAGGCTTCCTTTAGTTTGTCGATCTCAGAGTTCATCTTTTACCTCAATTACCCTTATCCAACCCAATTCTATCAGCCTTTTCACGCATCCCTGCCCCTGTTTCGTCCACAATTTCCGCCTCAGCTTCCGTGCCCAAGCCTCGATTCCACGATCCCGCGTAAAGATCTTCGACGCTCGGCGCTTTTCCCCCTTTAGCATGTCTGTCCTCCAGGTAAAACCGCAGCACCGGTCGACCCTTACGACGCAAAATCAGTTCCTCACGCTCTTTCTTGTCCGTCGGCATCTAAACCCTCGCATTTCAATTCACCCCTGAATGATTCTACACACGATCCCATAAATCGTCCCCAATGCCCCAATGAAGAATCTAATTGCAACGCCCGTGCCATCATCGCGGCGATATCTAAGGCATCGTCCCCGCGTATCCATATCCCCGCCCAATCATTCCGCCCCAGACTGGTTACAAAGCGATATACGCCCGTTTCAAGTCTGTTCGTCATCATCGCTTCACCCGTTTCCATTGAATCGTCTTGTAATTCTGCAAAAACCTTTCCCACGGCTTGTATTTTTGATCTGGATAGCTGTAATACCCATAAGTCTCACAACTCGGCACTTCAAATCCGTCGAAATAGACTTCCACATACCACCGCTCTGTCGTTTCAATGATTTCATAGTTCTTGGTGATCTTCAGGCTATCCCCAAAATCTTCCACGCAGGTCTCGACGAGAACCGTGTCAGGCCATGATTTCGACCGAACCTCAAGGTGGTGCGGAGCGCATTTTGTCCCGTCCGCCTTTGGGTTTGGCGCTGAACACCCAAAAATCGGCAGCAAAAGCAGCAAAATCAAGAGCATTATCGCTTCACCCCCTTCTTTGTGATTTTGAACACCAACAAGCCCACAACCCCAAGATTACGGGCACAAAAAGGATGGCGATTCCAAATACGCTATACTTGATTGTTTCCCAAAGACTTGTTTCTGTCATTAGCATCATCGCTTTACGTCCTTCATTCTTCGCCAGCGTAGCCAATTATAAAGCCAACAGAAAGGCCGGCGATCCCGCCAGGTCGGTTCCCGTTTGAGATCCGCCGCGATTTCAGGATGAATAAAAATAACGTAAACCCCATCCCGCGCTTTCATGCCGTCAACTCCTCCCGCAAGTCCACGTTGTTCTTCTGTGTTTATCCTTTTCATTATAGCTCTAATTCTTCTCTCAGATCAACTTGATTATCACGGCAAAACTGAACGATATGATCCCCCAGCACCCAAACCCTACTCTCGTCTATGGGCTCCCCAGGAAAATGCTCCGCGTCCAACGCATGAATCACCTCATGCAATAAAACCTTCATTCCTTCAACCTCGTCCGCCGCAAACTTGATCGTGCGTTTATTATACTCAATCTGACCCCTGGCATTGGCATCCTCCCGCCACCCGTCCCTCATCACCTTCACCTTGAACACCCGCGTCCCGATCCGGTATTTATGCTTCAGCTTCACTTCCGCCTGTCCTTCCCACTACGACGACCCCACGAAAGTCCCTGCACCAGCCCAGGAAAAACCGTAAGGTCTTCTTCTTTCCTCCGTCTGTCCCCCCCGCTCCGGCGATCCCCACCTATCCCTCGATCAAAGCTAACCCGAACTACACAACCCCCAGTCGGAAGCTCTAACCCAGATAGACGCCTTTCTATTCGCTGAAGCTGCATTATAACCGACATGGGCATCTTCATCCGTTCGCCCATCTCTGTCTCATAGTCCATTATTCACCCCTTAAGTAAAGTGTCTATCGCTGCCAACAATAGCTCCCCCTTCTGTAACTCCGTGCTCGGCCCCTCCGTCTTGATAACATCCGACCCGCTGGGCACAAGATATGCGTCCGGCTTCCAGTCCTTGAGTATCGAGAAAACCGCTAATGCCTCTTCACTCGTCATGGCTAACCCCTTCCCTTTCACATACGAGTAAGATCAAAACTCTACCAGCTTCTGTTCCGCCGACCACTCTACATGATCCCCATCCTCCGCCGTCAACGAACCACCTGGAAACTCCACCTCCAAGATCGTCGCTACCTGGCACAAAAGCGCCGGAATGCTGTCAGGACTTAAAACCTCAACCTTCACCGTGAAAGTCGTTTTCGTCGCCTTCATCTTGAATCGCTCCTTCCCCTTGATTCTGCTTTAGTTGTGAAATTATTGGCAACCTGTCTATACAATCGATGCGGCTACGCCGCAACTGCCTTGGGGGAGGAATATTACCTCTTGTGCCGCATACCCGAAGGCACGGCACAGCGGAATAATATCCCTGTCTCCCCCCAGATAATCCCTCCCCTGCCTTCCATATCCCATCTCAGTTAGAGCTTTGAATCCATATTTTTCCACCTATACGCCGGTGGAACGGGACTCCCAACTTGGGTTTGCCTCGGCCCCAAATTGATCCCCCCCCCTATCGAATCACTCTAAGCCACAATAGAGCAACCGCAGAAACTACTCTGAAACAGCCTCGGAACTGCGCTGCCCCTGCTCATCCTTAACGTCTACGATGAACTGCATGGCATCCTCACGTGTGCGCTGTCCGGCCAGCCTGAGCAGCAATGGCCTGGTGAATACCCGAATCACGTCCCATTCAGCCTCGCTCTTGCGCTTGTCGCCTTCTACCTGGGCCATAAGCTTGAGCGCATCTAAATATAGTTTTAACGCCGCTTGCGCCGTCTTATGGTCTTTAGCTGCCATGAACTCTACGGTGCGGACGAGGAAAAGCGGCATCGCCTTCAAAAGGGCATCACCAAAATCACCGATGCTTTTGAATCCATTCTCCGCACACGTTTCAATAGCAGCCTTGACTTGCTCATAAGCGCGTTGTTGGGCTAAGACCTTTTCGCGGCGGAGTTTATGGATTTGGAGGGCTTGTTCTGAAGTTACAGGCATACGATTGTAGTATGATTAGGTGCAAATTGTAGTATAATTAGATTTAGCCTTGCGAGTAGATTTGGTTTAGATGTAGTTTCAGTAGGGATTTTCTCGTGTTTAGAGAGAGGACGCCCCTAAAGGAATGGGGGTATCAAGTAGTTTCTGGCGGTAAACGCTGGTCGCCAGCACGCGGCGGTGATGAACCGCAGATACGGGCCGGGGGACGGTGGGGTCGGTCAACGCATCTTTGAGCGCACAATATAACACATTTTGGGGTCGAATACAAGCACTATCTCACTTATTTTTTATCGCAATTATTTCACTTGCAATCATTTCACTTGCAAGCAATCGAATGACAGGCAAAGTGCGCGGATATTTCGCTCGGTCGGGGCGGTGTGGTCAAGCGCCTCGCATTTTCTATTGACATTTTGTGCGTAAAATAGGCCATAAAAGGCTTTATTGGCCGTTGCCGTCAAGAACTGCTTGCCAATGCAATCAATTTAGGGTGAACGGCCATATGGGGCTTGAGGGGATTAGCTTGATATATTCGCATAGAACGAGGTATTTGGGGGCGTTTAAAAATAAAAGAGATTTTACTTGATTTGGGGATATTCATATACTATATTATAGGCGGAAGAGGAAAGAACCGATGAATCAGAACTTCGAATTCAGGCCAGGTGGAATCACCCGCAAGGGCTTCAGGGGTCTCATCGCCCTTTTCCGCGAGGGAGAACGGAGGAGAGCATGACGAAACTTGAATCTATCACAAAGCTGGTCGAGTATGACCACGCTATTTTGACGGTCGAGAGGGCTGCGGAGCTTGCAGAGCCTTTCGACATCACGCTCGCGGGCCTTGTTAGCGACACGCGGCGCATGGTTGAAAATGGCAAACCGGGCGGACACGTAGCAGCAGATGGCCCCGGCGTGGGTGCGCATCAATTAGCTGAACGCATCGCTAAACAGTATGGATTTAAGCCATATTGCAATGGCGTGGGGAGTCGGCTTAGAACGGCTTGCTCCTATGTGCGAGACCATATTAGCCCATAGCCTGAATCCCGAAGGGGTCAACCCCGGAGTCGCGTCCGGGGCAGGCTCAAGCCCGAATGGGCGTAACTAACGGAGAGAGAGGTAAAGCATGTTAGCACCGATTTGGACAGCGCCGCACGAAGGCGCGACCGGCACGGTAGGTGAAATAATCAAATTCGAGACGCGTTTCGGTTTAAACCCTGGAACGCATGAGGGAAAAATTCTCCGCGCTCTCATCCCGAATCAGACCATCATCTGCAATCCGGCGCATACCCTAATTTACGAAGTCTCGGTGTTTTTGCCGCACTGGGGATATACCACCAAGATACTCTGCTTGCCGGATCAAATTATTACCTAACGCGGCTTGCCGCAAGGAGAGAGACGTGAGCACAATGGCAAATGCAGTTAAACGCGAATGCGCCAAGCGAAGGCTTTGCTTGAGGCGAAGCAAATCATCATGGGGCAAATGGTGGTGGTATGTTTCACCCAGCGGCCCAGGAATGGAGTATTTCATCGTTGCGAGCGGCAAAACGCTCAATGACGTTGCAAAGGCTATGAGAATCGCCGCTCCCGCACAGCCCGCCAAAACTAACACCTAACGCGGCGCAGCCGCAAGGAGGAGACGTGAAAACAGTAAAAATAATCAAAATCTACAACTGCCTTAATCGCCTTGAGTACATTGAGCGCACGTTGCACCGATTGGACGAGCACGCTTGTAACCGAGAACTAAGCAAGTGCGAAGAGACGCGACGAGGCGATCTCGAAAAAGAAGGCGAGGAAATTGCAGCAGAGCTTGGGGTCAAATTCTATCATCAAGGCGACCCTCGCGGAGTGGCTGTCAAATTATATGATAAAGGCACAAGTCGCCATGATGCGCCTTTGTGCGTTTGCAAACGCTAACGCGGCTATGCCGCAAGGAGCGAGACGTGAAAACAATAGACGATAGCGCCATGTATAGGGGCAAACAAGGCGGTTATCCGAGAGCTTGGCGGCACTTTCCCGCTTGCCCCGCCAAAATGACAGAATAGCAGAATAACCGCCCCGCACCGGCGGGACAGAATGACGGAGGAAAACGTGGCAAAGAGAATAATCGAAGACGAAAGAGAAATCGCCTACATTTGGAAAGGTGAGGCATCATGGACTGTTGGTGAGTGGGGTATCACAAAAATTGAGCCATACGACGAATCGGGGCAAATGGCTTGCGTTACTTGGTTCGCGCTATGGGCTGGTGATGTTATCAAAGCCAGAATTAACGCGGCACAAATAGAAGGCGTAGGCTATAAGAGAACAGACTAACCGCCCCGCTTCGGCGGGACACCCGCATCGGCGCAGTTCGGCAATCTCTCCTCCTGGCTGCGCCCCCTGCGGGATAACGAAAGGAAACGATCATGGGAAAGCGTGGTGAACTCACCGATGAAATTAAAGCCAAAGCGAAGCAGTTACTTAGCTATGAAATCTCACGAGCCGAGCTTAGGCTAATGCCCTATATGCTCTACGTGATGATAAACGAGCAGCATATAGACATTGACAAAATCAATCAAGAAGAGCGACAGATTTTATCGAAATGGCGCAATGCGGGGCATATCGAAGGCGGAGCCTCGCAAATGGGGATCACCAGGGCATTCTACGACATCATTTGCGAGCTTGTCTTTATGGCCTATGTGGATATAACCTAACGAAAGGAGCAAAAATGGCATTCAAGTATCTCAAGACAGAAAAATTGGAATTACTTCTGGAGAGGCCCTACTATCTGGGTGCAGCATATCGGGAAGGAACATTTATCCACCTCGAAATCGCCCACCAGCTTGACCGGCAAAACGACCTGCTGGAGCGCATCGCCAACGTCCTTGAGCTCTGGGGCAAGGCCGAAGGACACTACTCGAAGATGCTGTCACCTTAGAAAGGAAACGATTATGTTCAAATTCATTTCGCAAAATGACCTCGAAAGCGGGACAGAGGACTTGGCTAAGGCCGAGAATATGCTCCAGCTCGAAATCGCGCACCAGCTTTCGGAACTCGTCGAGCAGAACAAGAGAATCGCTGAGGCGCTGGAGGCCATCAGCCAGGGCAAAGAAATACGCTCCCGCGTTGAATTTAACCCCAGCGGCATAATGAAATAGGAGGCTCACCATGACCGCTAAAATCAAAGAACTCGCCATCTGGATCGAACAACTCGTGCCGGATGCAGACGAGTTGCACAAAATTAACGTTTCTGCGCTGAATGTTTACACGAGCGGGAAATCACAATATCGCAAATTAAGCGATATGCTTACAGACATTTACGCCCAACGCTTTCAGGGCATCGCCCTGGCCGCCGGAGCCATCCGCGAACTCTGCGAGCGAGAAGCGGCCAAAATTAAAGCGCAGTCGGAGGTGATGAAAAATGGCTAAACGAGAACTGTGGATCGGGAAACGCAAAAATTGGTGTGACGAGAGCCTCGGCCAAATGTATGAAATGGGTTATGGGGAATTCAATCCCATCAGAGGTTTTGCTTTCCAGATAGATGTATTCTGCGCTAAGGAATTCGAGAGCATCACCGGCCTCAAGCTCAAGCTCGGCGAAGTCCGCAAAATCAAGCGCATCGTAATTGAATTGGAGAAGCCATGACCGAAAACACCCCGCCTTTACTCTTTGACTACATCGGAGCCATCATGGCCTTCGCTGCCTTCACCTTCGCTATCGGGCTATGCGGCGGCATGGTGGCGGGATTTTCCTGGGGATCAATGCGCACGAGCGGAGATACTATCGCCGTGCAAGACCTGTGCGAGCGCTACAATGCGCTCCAAGAGGAGAATGAAGCCCTAAAACGGGAACTCAAATACGGACTCAGCACCGATTGATGGAAGCCATAATCAAATACGCCCCCACAGCACCGCCCCAGATTCAGGACCTGATGCAGGAGTTCTTTGCCAGCAAAAATGGCCGGACGATGGGCGTGTATCAAGAGGGTATTCGCGCCTTCGCTCGCTGGGCAAATGTCGAAGAGCGCGAGGTGGGAAAGCTGTTGTTGGGGGAAGGACAACAAAAGGCTAACTGGCTGGCATTGCGATTTCGCCAGCACCTTGAGCAGGCCGGATACTCCGCCTCGACGATCAACGTCCGCCTCTACGCCCTCCGCGCCCTGTCCGAATTTGCGAACGCGGCGGGCTTGGTATCATGGACAATCAAAGTGCGAGGCCTGAAAAAGGAAAGGAGGCGCAACACGCGGGGCCCGACAGAGGATGAGGTAAAGAGAATTATCGCCCTTGCCTCATCCTCGCCCCCCGAAGAAGATCTTAGTTCCAAGTTGCGCCGTCTCCGCGACGAGGCGATCATCCGCCTGGCCTTCACGATGGGTTTCCGGCGCAATGAGATCCTCACGCTGCGGGTGGAGGACTTGGACTTGGCGACTCGGCGGGTATCGGTATTGCAGAAGGGGAAGCACGAACGGGCGGGATTTGAATTGACCGACAAACTGTATGAGCTTTTACGTTCATACCGCCAGGGGCTGAACGGTCAGGAAATGCTATTTGACTTGAGCGCGAATGGCCTTTGGCGGATCGTCCGGCGGCTGTCCATCCGCGCCATAGGCCGACCGGTTCATCCTCACGCTTTCCGGCACTCCGCCGGAACCCTCATACTCAACATGACGGGCAACATCTACAACTCCCAAAAGTTGCTCCGCCATGCCAACAGCAGCACCACGGACATCTACCTCGACGACCCAGCAAATCTTCATCACAGCCTCGCGCAGCAGTTAGAGGATCGGATCGGGTAATCACGATCTGTCCTTGATTGCAAATACGAAGCCGATGATTTGCTTCCGGCAATGCCAAATAACTCTGATCTTCCAGAATAATTCCCTAATCCGAGCGAAGTATTTACAATCTGGGTTATTCGGTGCTGATTTTATGCGCTCTGCGAGTTCGTTGGCATCTTGGCAGCAAACCCCAAATGGGCTTTTCAGCATTAGATCAAACTGCTCCCAGTGCTGCAAGGCTTCTTCTCTAATCCGCTTGGGTAGTATATCTTCCGCGCCTATTGCAATGTCATACATTCTGCTGGTAAGATAGGCTTTCCTAAATTCGTAGCGGTTGAAAATGACCCACCTTGCTATGAACCTATTGAATTCTCGGCCAGATCCCACCGTATCTTCAAGTGTTGCGGATACGGGGATGCTATCCGTTGGCATCATGACAGCTATTTCTTGCATCTCAGATATTTTGGAAAACATGGATACTCCGCACTCCTTTCCCCTATCGCAAATACGAGGCTAATGATGATACTTTGAGATTCCAATTCGGAGCGGCATCTGTCCAATATTTAGACGGCTCCCCAGAAATATCGCAGCAATATCTTGGGCACAATTTGAGCTTCGGCCTGGCGGTCATGGTTTTCCTTTCGTTAAAATGGTGGTTCACCCAAAAAACCGTGATGCTCACGTCTTTCTTGATCCATGATTTTCAGAAAATCATCAGCGGTCAGAATCACCAACCAGCGTTTGTCGTTGCGCCTGTGCGCCACGTATGCCATCTTGCATCCCGCATCATCAAGTGCCTGCTTCATTGCATCATAGACGTTGATCTTCTCAGTGCGCTTGACCTCGCAGTGCGTTCCCTCAATGCCATCTACTACGTCGGGAGAATCTGGCGATCCGCGAAACTGCCGCCCGCGCCGAGCATTTGTAAAACCGTGCTCACGCAGATACTTTGCCCATTCGCGCTCCCCGCGCTTGCCCTTTGAACAGCTATTGATCGTCAATTACGCCTCCTTGATCTTCATGTTGTTCTCTGAACCAAGCAATCCAATCCTTGTGCCATTCCTCCAGACTATCCAGCCGTCTTTGTGCTAACGTATCCAGGGTGTAGATGTAAGCCACACCGTTTTCCATGACGCTGATGGTTGGCCGCGCCTCCAGCCTGTCCAGCCGCGCCCAGATTCCGGGATGGACATGGTAGGGCACAAAATTGATTACATACAGGGTAGTGTCTCCTATTTGCTGCGCTCCGCCCCAAATATAGGCAGCATGGGTGGCGACCGAATCTTGCAGCGCCTCGATGCGGCGGTCTTGCCGCGCTGAGTCCAAAATATCGGTCAGAACCAATCCAAGCACGAGAATCCACAGCCAGAAAAGCCACATTTTCATCTTTCACCTTCTTTCTTTTCTTCAGGGAAGAGCGCTTTGAGTAATTCATCGAAGCTGAATACGGCCTCGCACTTCGGATGCGCCACGTAAAACTGATAGGCGGCGGCCAGGGCATTCCAGCCGTGTCCCGTCCATTGACCACGGCAGAATATGTCCACCTTGCAGTTGTTGCACTCAAGGAGCGGCTTGAGATCCGCCAGAATCTTGGGGGATTTCGGGTCTACGTTGCAATAGCCGCATTTCTGCTCTTCGATCTTGTGCGCCTTGAGTTCCGCTTTGATTTCGTCAATTAACATTTCGTTGACTCCGACGACTTGATCCCCGCCGCCTATCCTCGCCGAAGGGGGATCAAATGTTTAACCGGAACCGGAACCGGAACCGGAACCGGAACCGTAACCGTCACCGTAACCGTCACCGTAACCGAAACCGGAACCGTCACCGTAACCGTCACCGTAACCGAAACCGGAACCGGAACCGGAACCGTCACCGTAACCGTCACCGGAACCGTCACCGGAACCGTCATCGAAACCGGAACCGGAACCGGAACCGGAGCCGTTATTTATCATACTTCCCATTTAGGAACTCCAGCAATGCTTAATCGGGCTTTCTCCGTGCAGGGGATTATTTCAATGACTTGCAACAGAAGTTGTGATTCTGTTTCACATGGAAATTTGCAGTCCTTTGGTCTCTTCACCCCATCAACGGAAAGCTGCGAAAGCGAGGCTGCTCCAGACCAATACCATAGCCTTCGCGCTCTTACTAAATCTACTTCTTGACCGTTTCGTGATCGCAAATATCCGGCAAATACACCAGCCGAATATGTTCTACAAATTACATAGGGCATACCCGATAACGACTCAGCTATCCCTACCTGATCCGTTGCGGGCACATATTCTTGCCCGCCTACCGTAATTTTTACCGATTCCATTTTCTGCCTTTCTTATTTGATTGACTTTAGTTCGTTGACTCCGCCGATATGATCCCCGCCGCCTATTCCGCTGGAACCGGCGACTGTCGTCCTCCCTATCGCGCGGCTTAGGATTCAGGACAGTAGCGGCAGGCGGCGGGGGTTAGATTGCCATGCCTTGCGTGGTGGACGTGCGCTTGTGCGCCATCTTGACGTATTCGGGTTTGAGTTCGATCCCGACCCACTCTCGGCCTAACTCTTCCGCGACTTGGCCGACCGTGCCGCTTCCCAGAAACGGATCAAGCACGAGGCATTTGCCAACGCCGGTTTGCTGGCACTTGCACGAGGGGCGGAAGCCGAGAGTATTGTTTTCATTATGACCTATCTTCCCGCCACAACCGAGGGTCATTGCTTTCGATTCTGTATCCTTCCCCTTATCCCTGCCACGATTGCGCTCGCTTTTTTCTTGAATGAAATGCTTTTCCACCACCCTCATCCACGCCGCGCCGCAGATTTCACACGCCTTGTGGCTGGTTCCGGCGAGGATGCAGCGTTTGACCAGCTCTTCGGGGAAGGTGGCGAAATGGGCTTCACGGAAATTTTGCGTGGCGAAGCTCCAAACTGAACGAAGATTGCGGCCAGAGGGGGCATAAGCCTCTGTTGTTGCTGCGAATCTATCAATCTTTGCAACATCATTAGGACAAATTTTATCAATCCTTGCTTTTTTGGCAGCATTAACGCGAGCAATAATTGCTTCCGGTGGAGTTGACATCGGCTCCCGCACTGCCTCGGCATCGCCGAAATACTCCTCGCTCTTGGTGAGCAGGAAAATATACTCATGGGAACGGGTCGGTCGCCAAGCGCCTTTGAGCAGCACCAAGCCGTCATTGGGAAGGCAGACATCGCAGCCGGGGCAATCCCGCCATTCGACCTCTTTAGGCCGCTCTTGCCCCTTGACTTTTTTATACCGCGATCCGTCCGGCCATTGCAAGGTGCGGTGCTGTTCCCATCTCCAGCCATTGACTGATTCTGGCATGGGATTGGGCTTCGACCAAATTATGTCGGATCGCAGCCACCAGCCGTCGGCCTGAAGCGCCAGAGCGACGCGGGCGGGGATCATGCAGAGGTCTTTGGGCTTAAGTGCCAGACATTCTCTCGATGCACCTTGTTTGATTTTTTGCCCATGTTCATTTCCCTTCCCATCGCCCCTTCCTTGTGGCCCCCAAAAGCTATCCCCCAAATTCAAGAACAGCGTCCCATCGGGTCTAAGCACGCGCCGCACCTCGCGGAACACCTCGACGATATGAGCTACGTAAAGCTCCGGCGTGGGTTCGAGGCCGAGTTCCCCGCGCCAAGTGTCCGGCCAGATCTGCGGCTGGGTGCCATAGGATCTAAAGACCCCAGTAGGGAGGCGATGTGATGCAACAATGCACCGTCCCATCTGGTATCTCCTTGAGTTTATCCACGACGTGCCCTTGCAGGATCATTTCTGCGTCTCATACTGCCGCTGCCGTTCCCGCCAAAATGCCGCTGTCCCGCAGCCCTGCCGTTCCAGAAAATGAGCCAGGGCAGGTGTAATCCGATCTCTGCCAGCGAGAAAACCCCGCAGATGGTTTCGGATTGATTCCCTGTCCGCTAAAGACTCCACGGTCAGCCCGCGCTCGTCCAGCCAGTCTTGCAGGCTAAGGCCAGGGTGTGAGGTCATTTCTGCGCCAGATAGCGATCAATGTCGGCGGGGATAACATTCTTCAGTCGTTCAAGTCCCAGAGAGCTGATGTAGGGCACGGCTAAGTAAGCGGTGCGCTCGTCTGTGATGACGCCATCGGGGAGTTGCGCCGCGCCGCGCACGATGTCGAGGAGGATGTCCGCGCCGGTGAGGACTTCGGCTTCAACGTCATCAGACTCAAAGACTGAATCACGCATCTCTCGCATGATTTTCTTGGTCGGGGCTTTCACTCTCCAGATTTCTGTCGGCATTTAGGTCTCCTTTCCCAGATAGGCGTCAATCATCCCTGGCGTGATTTCTTCCAGCGGCGCGTAGTAATTCGTGCCCTCGCCGGTAGAGCGCAGCGCGACCCATTGCCAAAGTTTGAGGATGTCCGCGCCGGTGAGGACTTCAACGTGACCAGACACGGCGAGGTATGGGAATGACCAAATATCGCAGTTGTCCAGATACTCCTGCGTGGTAGCAGTGATTTTGATGATTTTACTTGGCATTGGGTTTTCTACCAAATGACTGTCGGTAATGGGATAGGCTTTTGCAAGTCCAGTTGTTGACGATCATAGAGCTTTGTCGTCTCGGAATTATGATTGTAACCACAGACGATTTCATGTCGCTGGCAAGCTTCCTCATCAATAAACCGATCCCCACAGTAGTCACATTTCCAAATCTTTACTTCTGTCGGCATTAGGTCTCCTTTCTCTTTCTCAATGAGTGTATAGTGCTGACAACCCTAAATCCATCTGTAAATTGCAGGAGAACTTTGCCCTTTTTACAGACGAGAATCCGACATAATTGACCAAAGCGTTCCGGCAACCAGCGGTGAATTCGCCAATAATGGGTCATTTCGGCCACTCCTGCACGGGGACGATTCCCATTTGCGCCCAGCGGGAATCCTTGACGTTCTTTGTAAATATCGGGATACCGAGAGCGCGGGCGTCTCGCATTAAGTCTTTGATCCAGACGGCCAGCATCTCCAGCGTGATCCCGAATTTGGCGTAGTCATGGTGATTCAGCAGGCCGATGACCAGCCATTGGGGAGGGGCAAGTCTTAAAAATTCCCCTGGTTTAATGCCGAGCAATTCGCCATTTTCAGCGATGACGCTAATTGCCCCATGCTGATTCGATAAGGCGTGATGTATGCCAGCGCGGGCGATTACTCGTGGGCCAAAAGGCATCTCCCCACAAACATCTGTTGGCAGTAGAATATCGGAATCCTCCCGAATGGCTAATTCCCCCATCACCGGCTCGCAATACGCCACGCGGACTCCGCATTCAAGCTCGGCGGGGAAGCCGATCTCGCCGGACGTGAATGTTTGGCAGCACCAGACGTTCTTCGACCACTTGGGATAGTAGTCGAAGAAATCCTTTTGGTGGCTGAAAACTTGGAACAGGTGGCTCGGGTGGCGCTCCATGATGGATTGCAGCTGCTCAATGTCCTCGCCGGATAGGTCGGAAGTTTCGCAGAAATGACCTGAGAACACTCGCGGCTTGCGCATCCGCTCGATCTTGTTCATCCGATTCCAGTGGACGTGGGGTTTCATGACGAGACAGTCGGGGCAATGTGTGCCCAACATCTGCCGCATATATTCTCCCTGCCCTGTCATCAGCCAGCAAATGCGCGGGAATAGTTCGCAACGCGAAGAGCAGCCAGAGATCGGCAGAACTCCAGGCGGCTTTTTATATTTCGGAACGAGAGCTGTCTCAACGGCGGTGCTCATGGCGTAGCCTCCTCGTCTTGCTTTTGTAATCGTTCTCTGCAAAGACGCAACGTTGCTCCATGTTCAAATTCAACGCTAACCTCACCATCTCCCAATTCCTTAATTATCCGACATTTTTTATTGTAAAATGTAGGGATACCCGTCCATGTATTGATGAAAGGGAATTTTGCGGTTTCGACGGTGGTCATGGCGTGGCCTCCATTTCGGCCTTGAGGTCGGATAGGGCAGGCGTTATCATTATTAATTTCTCAGCAAAGGGGAGCCACGCATCATCATCCCTGAATTGGACATTGATCGCGGCGATTTGATTCACATTGAGATAATTAGCATATCCAGGCCAATTCACCTCCAACCACTTCTTGCGTTCGGTGCTCATGGCGTCCTCCGGTTCCAGAGTCTTGTCGCAGCAGCCCTTGATCCAGCCCACCCCGATTTTGCACCGCACCATTTACATGATCTACGCCAATCTAAACCGCCCCTGTCTTCTTGATATTCAATCTCTTTTCCCCCACAGAATGGGCAGCGCTTGGTTTTTGGGTTGGCACTCATGGCTTGATCTCCTCCAGCGCTGCCATAATGTCGTGGCCAGTTAAGCTGAGAAACCAATTGACGGAAAATTTGCCCATGTCTGCGGCTTTGCTGCGTTCGGCGCGAAGGAGAGCTTCCAGCAGCATCTTCGGCGTGATCTCGGTGCAATTGGCTACTTGCGAAGATGATGCTACTAACCGAAGGACATGACCGGGCTCGTATCCTGGAGCTATTTGAATTTTCAATATGATTTGCTTCATGGCTTGACCTCAATTTTAGGCGGCGGTAGCAACTGTCCCTAATCCGGCGTCCGCACACCGCCGCCCTGGGGGTTATTGATTGTCTGCAATGAGTTTCTGAACGGCAGAGAACGATGCCCGTTTGGGACTGCCGTCTTGATTGAGAATCCCGAAATCCAGAAATCCAGGGAGAATCCCGTCCCGCATCCAAGGCGAGAATATGATGGTCTCAACGCCACGCAACATGGCTGCTTGGCTGGCGATGACCAAACAGGCCGCCTGCTCAGACCCGCCGTAGCCGAGCTCGGTCATGATAATCGGCTTGGCCGTTAGTTTTCTCAGGCGTTTAAGGGCGGGGGCGAGACTCTGCGCGTGGACTATGTTTGTTCCCAACCAATTCAGGGACGCATAGTCAAACCCTTGGGGTTTTGCCATTATCAGCTCCGTCCATCTCCAAGATTCCTCGGTGTGCATGGCTCCGGCAGGGGCTGCAACGATTTCAATGGCCGCTTGGCCCAAAAATGTCTGAAACGCACAGTAAGTTTGGGCGTTAATTCCCCTGAGATTGAGTTCACGCCCCGCCATAATTAGAGGCTCATATTTCCCTACTTTTTTGATCAGGCCGTTCAGGTTTTGCAAGAATTTGCCCGAATCCGAGCGCCAATCGAAAATGCTGTGCTCGTCGAGGCAGAGAAGAAACTTCTTGATCCCGACCATCGTAGCAGCGTTGATCTGCGCCTCGAAATCTCTCCAGGTGATGTCGGTCGCGGTGCTGAGGCGCGGGATGTCCAGCGAGGCCATAGTCAGACCGAGTTCTTTGGCTCGGTCGCAGTTGTAAACAGCCGTGCCATCTTTGGCGTGGCCGTCGGTGAGTTCGTGCGCGTTGTGCGCTCCAAAGGTGGTCATTTCGGCTCCTTTACGGATTCGGCGGGGTCGCCGGTTATTTCACTCTTTCCCATTCGGTTGCGGCGAATGCGAACTTGAGACCATCCTTAAAGAAGATTTGATCTGAATAGATTGTGGCATCTTCATCGGCACAGGGTTCAATTCTGTCAAATAGCGATCCCTGTTGTAGTAACTGAATCCCCCAAATCCCAGCATCGCCCTTGCCGTATTTGGCCTCAAACAATGTCCCGTCACTGCAAATTGCTAAGACCCCATGTTCGCGGTCATCCGTTCCAAAACACCCAACTTCACCTTGAACATCTCCTTCAAATTCAAGCAAGTCGTCGCTTGCTCCGTATGCTCTCGTCATGTCATTCTCCTTTGGCGTCGTCGCCGAGTAGTATTTCAAGTTCTCGCTTAAATTCCTTCTTGTCAAAGTGTTGGTGAATCCCCTCTGCCTGCTGCTCATCAAAGCCCCAAGTCCAATGTATATTTGTAGCCGATGCTAAGAATGCGCGGACATGAGGAAAGCGTCCACTTACTTTTTCCCGCAGGCCACCAGAGATTAGTTTAATTTCCATATTGATTTCACGATCACAGGCGGGGCAGTTAACAATCAATTTAAAGGCATATTCGGCATTGAATTTCTGCTTCACGTCATTCTCCTTTGGCGTCGTCGCCGATTAGACCGTATTTTTTGAGATAATTGATAATTAGCATACCGCAAAAATCATCTTCGATTCTGTAATGTTCCAGCATCGCCGCCTCCGCCTCTTTTCTGCGCTTGGTCTCGGCTTCGAGTTCATCTTGCAATCCAGACATTTCCGCCGCCATTTCCATCACCCTTTGAGCGTCGCCACGCCCAAGTTCGAGGGCGGTTTCGAGGGCGGAAAAGTCGCGGAAAAGATTTAAATGCCACCTTTCCTGCATGGACAATGGCCTTTGCGTAGTGATAATTTCTAATTGCTTCCGAGCGAAATAACGCTCTTTTGCTGCCGTCATCATTTTGCCTCCCAGATTGTTAAGGAACTGACAGGGTGGCCTTAATTTGCCCCAGGACGGGCGATCTGCTTCGGGGGGCTATTCTGATGCCCTTTTGGGCTTTTGATTGAAAACTCCCGCAACAAACCCTATGAATTTCAATAGAACGGCGCATTATCACTTCTTGATCTCAAGGTTTTTGAACGGATTGCCCACAAATCCGCTTCCCCCGTCTCTGCGTCTTAGCGGCGGCGAATCGGGCGGGACATAGCCGGTGCGCTGCGGAATGTCTTTAAGTGCGAATAACCCTTGCCAGTTGTTCGCCAGGGATTGATCTACGATTTTTCGCGCATCCCCCGCCTTCAGGCAAAGATTCATCAACTGCTTAATCGCCCTCTTCTCGCTTTCGATGGTTTTCCATTTCTTGCCGATTCGATTTTTCGTCCAGTCTTGCCATACTTCCCAAAAACGATCAACTTCCGGCGTTAGGGTGGCGATGTATGATTTGAGTTCAATTTGTCGAGCAAGGGGAAGGGGCGGCGAAGCCGCAGGAGGCGGCAAAGTCGCCAAAGGTATCTCGGTTACAGTATCAGGAGAAGGTATCAATGTTAAGGTATCAGGAGAAAGTATGTCAACGTTACTTAACGGTTGTTTAACGGTTAGATAACCGTTAGATAACGGTGCAGGTGGAATTATGCTTGCTCGTTCTGTCTTGTGTGGTTTTTGATGTCTTTGAAAATTATTGACTTGGATATAAGATTCGCCGTTGACCTTGTAGCGCGTAATGAATTCAGGATGGAGTTGGGAAAGCGCATTTTCGATATTGTGATCGTCATAGGGAATAACTTGCGCCTTTATTTTGCTTGGACGATCCTCAAGCCGACCCTCTCTGTCAGCCAAGCACCAAAGCCCTGCAAATAGGATTCGGGTCAATGGCGGCAGTTTTGCCAAGTCATCATCAAGAAAGAAGTCCGGCTTTATCAATCTCGTCCTCGCCATGAAGGTTCCAGTCTTTCATCGCTTAATTTCTGGCGGCGGCGACCGGATTTGCTGTATCGCTCAAGGCGACCTTTACGCACCGGCTCGCTGGTCTGGCTATCCTTAACGCGCCGTGTAGTTCCTACACAGGACGACAGCTATCTCGCTACGGGTGCATACCCCTGCCGCGCCGCTGCCATTTTATAGATGTGCGGGCATTTTGTCAATCTGGCTGAGGCTACCCCGCATCTCCTCAGTTCGTTTGGGAGCTACCCAACCTCACGTTATCCCCGCCGCCATGAGGATTATCTAATCGTCAAAATTGGATCGCCTTCCCCCAGACACGCCCCCTCTACTACGACCCCCGTATCCAGCGCATCGTGCAGCATCTTCTTGTCTAACTGCGGCGGCGGCGGCGGCGGCGGAGCCTTGAAATAGACCCCTGGAATCTTACTCTCGTCGGCGATCACGAGTTTAGATTTCCCCTCCCTGGCCGATAGGCTGAAAAGCGCATCCTTGACTTTGACGATGTTCAGTTTGAGCATCCAGAAGGCCGTATGCTTGCGGAGCGATCTGATTCTGTCCTTGATCGCGCCCTGCCGCGTCGTCAGCCGTTCAACTTCAAATTCAATCCCCTCGTGCTCGGCCTCAAGCCCCTTGATGAGTTTGCCGACATCCACGCAGGCCGCCTCAAATGATTCCGCCGCCTTGAAATACTCATCGGCTTGCTCGGATGTTACTTCGCCGCCGGATTCTTCGGCCTGCATCTGGATTAATTCCAGCTTTTTGCTGATAGGATAAAGCTGCATTGTGTCTCCTTAGAATGGTATATCTTCGCCTTCTTCTTCGGCAGTTAGTCTATCAAGCGGAAGAGTTTCTTTCGTGATAGGTGCGCCAAGATCTGTTATACTGCGCGCTTGCAGTTTAGTCGTGCGATTGACATAGCCCGCCTTGCTCACCCATGCCCGCGTGCTCGCCCATGAATGGACTTCGACTTTCGATCCGATAGGGCACAACTCAAGCTCATCTATCGCATTCATTTTGCCATGCCAAAATTCAATGTCAAGTTCCGTTTTGTCATCTATCGTCAATGTTACGACTATGAAAGTCGTTCCGCTCGGTATGGCTTTAGTCGTCTTATCCTTGATCGTGCCACGGCAAACGTGCGTATTGGATTCGGCCATTAGCAAGCCTCCTGGTAAAGTTGCGTCAGCGTCGCGAGCTTTTCGGGGAAATCGTAGTTCATGTCCTTGCCTTGAAAGACAATCCCCGCTTTTTCGATTGATTGCATAACTGCCTGTGCCGATTCGGGCTCAAGTTTATTCACGTAGTCAAGATAAATTTTCGATAGGGTTCCGGCTTTCCCGCCCAAGAATGCTTGCAAGCCCCTCTTGACCAACTCGTTTTGCAGAGTAAATTCAGGATTGATTCCCGGCGCTTTCAGGGCAAGCAGAAGCGTCAATGCTTCGCGCTTGAAGCCCTTCTTAGCAAATTCCTCTTCCCAGATTTCAAGCGCACTGCGCTTATCCCCTTCGACCGGTCGGCTGTATTTGCTGCCGTCCCAATAGCCGCGATAGATGTCCGCGCCCACGCCCAGCATCTTCATTGCCACGCTCAGAGCATCCGTTACGGCCATCTTGAAGGCTTCATCGTTGGCATGGAGACCCTTTGTTTCTTGCTCAATAAGCATCGAGCCACCAATCCCAGGGATAGCATCGCTCCAAGTCTTATTTATAACGACGTATAGGTTCACTTGAGCGAAAGCGAAAATCTGTTCAGCCGGTGCTGATTCTGTCCAGAGTTTAAGGATTTCGTATTTCCATCCGACTCCGCACTCTCCAAACACCTCGGTCATCACCTCATAGCGCCATTGAGGTTTAATGTCGGTTTTCCCCGATAATCTCCCGCCCGTAATTTTTGAAAGCGCATCTTTAGGCGGAGCCTTTAGCTTATCCCAAATTTCTAATGACATCATAGACTCCTATTTTTTTCATTGTCAGGGTGTTCCAATTTTTCGTGGGCGCCCTCATTTTCTTGTGCGAGCCTTACTCCAAGCGCAAAGCATTTTATTCCGAAATCGTTAACCGCTTTGAATGCCTTCTCCATATCAGGTTTCAAGGCAAGCACGGCCTTTGTGGCCTGTTCATCTGGGATCATTTTTGGGTCTCCAATCTCGGTTAAGTTTTATCCGGCGGGCTGGTGACGGTGTCGCGCGCACGCTCACGCCCCTTGTCCTCGAAAACTTTGAGAGGATCAGGCCCGCCGGAAGATGATTCTTCAGTTATGCCATACAGTTGACTTAGTTCTGCAATGGGATTGCCGGCAATTTCCAAAATGCTCTTGCGCCGGACAATGATGACTTGCAAACCCCTATATTTCCATCTATGTCCAAAAAGATTTCGCTGCGCATCGGACAGTCTATAAGGATATTGGCCTATTGCCCAAGTCCACTGATTATACTGCTCGAATCCCATTATGATAAATTCAGGCTTGATGCCAATAGATTTCCGACGAGCGATTAGCGCGTCAATTTTCTCGAAGATATATTGATACTTCATATCAATCTCTCCACGAGAATCTCGTCTATCGCCCGCACGACCATCGCGTAAAACGTCGGATCAAATTTTAGATATGCGCGCATGTGGTTCGAGAGGTGGGGAAGGCTGGCCTGCCGACCGGAGCGAGCCAGGACGATTTTGGAGGCGACCTGGGTTAGGGTGATTTTGGGATCTTGACTCATCATCAAGATTCTCAGTTGCAGGTATTTGTTTCTTCGCTTCATGCCGTAAAATTTAATCAAATAAAATCACCGTGAAAGACCTTTTTAAAGATTTTTGCAATTCAGGGAAAATTTAAGCCCTTAAAACATAAGGGCTTGTGAATTCGGAAAGAATAGAGTGCGGGAGCTAAAGCATTTCTACCTCGAATCCTTTATCCGGCCTGATGTCCAGATGCACGTGGGTCGCCGTGCCATGATCCTTGATGAGGCAATAGACTCCGGCGAACTGCCTATCGCAATAATCCTTAACCTTGCGCCGCCATGTTTCAGGCGATCTCTCGCTCTGGGGTGGGTTAAAGTCCGCCGCTCGGCATTTGCCCGTTTCGGGATCTGGCAAGTGCTTGCTGTTTTTGGCTGAATCCGGCAGAGAGTCATTCTCCCGTTGGCTACGGCACAGACAGGTGATACGGATTCCGTTCATGTATAAGGCCAGAATCCGCAACACGTTCTTCAGCCGCTCGTCCAGCGCCGTCCCATACCACTCAGATCTCAGCCGCTCGGACGCATTGAAGGAAATCAATACGGCTGGCATCTATTTCTCCTTAATTTCGCGGGTATTTCCGGCCTTATGAGCCGTTAAGCCCAGTGCGGCAAAGATCGCGGCGATGGCTTCCGGCGTTGTCATTTGACCCGCTGACCAAGCCAGCAAGATCGTGATGATCGCTCCGGTATACATGAGATAGGTTTTCTTCCCCGCCAGAAACTTGCGAATGTCTGTAAGCATTTTCCCTCCGAAGAGTTGAAGTCCAATGGTCAGTATTTTGATCTTGAGCTTATTCATATTTTGCTTTTGCCGTTAGTATGTCGTCTGATTTTTCCGCCCTGCTTGCGAGGCCGCTTATACTGTCTCCGCATCTTTGTTTTATGTTTGATGGGTTCCACGATCCGACCGTTCATTTCAGCAATCGCCCCTCTTCCATCCTGGCTGAAAGCACGGAGCCTTGTCGAAAATCGTCTCGATCTTTTTTCCTTGTTCGTCTAATTTCTGATTTGTCAACCGCACTTCAATCGTCAGGCTATCCACGCTGGTCGCCAGACCGTTTTTGTCTTCTTTGGTATCCGTCAAATGCTGGATCTGTTTCTCCGTCCAGTTACGGTTTTTCCAGTAGGTTCCTATGGCCGTGCCAAAGGCTCCTAAGATACCGATGGCGGTAGCGACTTGTGTTAATTCCATGCGTTTCTCCTTAGTAGGCGCCGCGATCCCGCACCACATCATAAATTACCGAATCACCATCTACCCAGAAAGTCGTATCCGTCCCGCTGAGAATTGTGCCCAATACATTGCGGACAAAGGGAACATCACCAGGGTCATCAACGATTTTCAGGGTTCCATTTAGGCCAAAGAGCGCAGTAGAAGAACCGTTATCCAGCCAACCTCTAACCCCGCCCGTATAGTCAATAGCGGGGATGGTCATAACACTCGCCCCGCCTGTTGCCGAACTTACGTAATGCCCGCCCATAATGAGACTCTTTGCGCTGGACGTAGATTTGTAGGTCGGAGCCGTCGCGCTTTCTTTGTTCATCATGAAGTTTTCGACGAGGGATACGCTTCCTGATCCGGCCATCTGCACAGTGCCGTTAGTGGCATCGTTATTCTCCATTGCCGACCAAAGAAAGGAGCCGCCGCCCGACGTAGTAAGATTAGTGAAAGTCGGCCCATCTCCGGCATTATAGAAAATACCGTGATAGCCCCCGCCAAATCCAGAATTGGCGGCTACGGCGATACAAGTGCTGTCGCTGTAAATGCGCGAATAGCGAGTATGGGCGAATGCGCCATCTACGACTTTCAATCCGTTCTGCGCCGTCGCACCGGCTGAAAGAGGATATTGCCAGACGGGTTCTACGAAGAGTGGATAACCCCATTGGCAATCCACAAACCATGCCGAGTCCGCCGAAGAACCCGTTGTGCCCCCCGCATACATCCCGCCATACGTGCCGATCTCAAACTGATTCCCCTCGAAGTAGGTTACGTTATCGCCGATGTTAAATGCGTTGGCCTTGATCCGCGAATTGCTGATGGAGTAATTGACGGTTCCGGCTCGCATCCAGCTTCCCGTTCCGGCACAGCTAATGGTGATATTTTCGATGTGGAACCCCCGTGAAGTCCCGCCCAAAATAAAGATCGTATCCGACGCATTGAAGATCACGGAGCCCAGCGGCCCCATGCCCTCAATAAAGATAGCCGTGCCGACCGTCAGATTGCTGTCAGAATAAGTCCCAGGCCAAACATAGAGCACCCCACCGTCGCCCAAAGACGTTATGGCCGACTGCATAGCTGGGAATTCACCGCCCTTGCCTACAAAGACGACATTATCCGGCTGTTCTATGGCCTGCGACCCATAAGCACCAAGAATCTGCCCCTGTCCTGGGGGCGGCTGACAAAGCAGGATGCAGATCGCGCAGAACAACAGGCAAAGAATTACAATGAAAGTTCTCATTATCGCCTCCACAGTTCAAGTTTAATCCGGTTGCTGTCGTCTGCGGTCGTGCAGTCGTTGGCCGTCTGCTGAATCATAAAATCCAGACCATGCGGAGGCCAGCCGTTGAAGTCCAGATTGCTGTTATAATGTGCGCTGTCCACCCAAGTAATCGCATTCGTCCAATTCACCGCCGCCGCGCTCAAGCCGTTGTCAATCGGAAGAGGTGTCCAGGTGATCCCGCCCCCCGCCGAAGACGTGAACGTGTCCGCCACCGCCCCGCCGAAATTCTTGCGGAACCAGAACTCAATGCTGTCGTGCGTGGCATCCTCATCCAGATCGTCCAGCATCAGCCGCATCACATACAGCCCCAGACCCTGATAATAGCCCAGCGGGATCTTCAACGTGTCCGTCTGCGTGCTGTCAATCGTAACCGAATCCGACCAGACTTTGTAATAGGCATCGCTCATCCCCGCAGGCTGGCCCCGCGCTACGACGGCCATAAATAAGGCCAGAATCGCAATGAATCTTTTCATCTTTCGCCCCCAACTTCTATTTGTTCTTCTTGTTCTGCCTGTTTTGCCAATAACTGAAGTTCGGTGATAATCGCCGCCCGCTTTGCACCCTCACCGATGGGAATCTTCATACCTTGAGTCAAGAGTTTTACGGCTCGCGGGCTGCGAAGCATCTTGGCAACTACCGTAGATCCGACTTCGAGTCCGCCAATAATCCAAAGCGCAGAAGGATGATAAATCGCCGCATAACTCGCCGCACCTACCGAAAGTCCCGTATGGACTCGCACAATATTCTTTTTTACCCCGCCAGCACTTAGAGCTTTATCTGCAACCGAAAAGAATTCTTCCAGATTGCGTGTATAGGTTGGATCTTGAAATAGTTTCGCTTTCGTTCTTGCTCCAAGTTTCCCAATCGCCGTAAAATCATTGCTTTCAATGGCTTTTTGCAAATAGGCACTTCCAAGTTCTCTGCGAGATTCTGGTGATTCTTTAAGCACCGCTTCAAGTTGCTTGATGCTTTTATCGTTTGGTTTAAGTAATTGATCGAACACAACGGCAGGTTCATCTCTGAGCTTACTAAGCGTCTCCGCCGCCTCAGCCTTTGCTTTCCATGCCTTGCGCCCCGATTCCAGTGCCGTCAGTGCTACTGGATCAGCCTTATTGACGGCTGTATTGATTCTTGTTTCCAAATCCCCAACCGCCTTCGCTGCCGTTCCTTGCTCGATGTTTCGCATGTAGGGAGAATCAGATTTTCTGACAATCCGTTTTAGTCCGCTTAAAAATTCTTCCGCTTCGATTGCCGAGACACCAAGCTTGGAATTAGCCTCCATGAATCTTTGAATTGTCCTGAAATCACCAGCCGCAATCCCACTTGGATCTATGTTATGTATAGCTTGCATTTCATCCCAAATTGGCCGAATAGCAGCTTGAGTTTTTGCAACATCAACGCTAACGGGAGTTTTATCCATGCGTGTTTTCCAGTCATTATAAGCCGCTGTCCCCTCTTGGTAGAGTTGCTTGATCCGACCTTCAACTCCAGCCCTAACCGACTCACCCGCCGCCAATGGAGTTTGTGCCGTTCCGCCTGTTTGTTGCGCCAATTCCTGCGCCCGTCGCGCTATTGCGCCCGCAGTTCTGGCCTGTGCGCCCGTTGCTATGGCACTGCCGCCTGGTGAAGATTCTGCCGCCGCCTGAAGTCCCGCCACAAGCGGATGTTCACCCGAAGCCGTAGTCGCACTTAACGGCACACCAGATTTCATTACATTTTGCGCTTCGGCATATCCTGGCCTTTTTGAACCTATACTCGGAGCGACCGGAACCTTTTTAGGCAATCTACCTATTGCCAATGCTTCGAGATTCCCTACAATCAATCCAACAATATCCCCCATCCCCTCTTTGACCAGTCCCCTTTTTATCTTATTGATACCATCGGCCAAAATAGGCTCTCCCGCATCCCATTGAAAATCAATCAATTCATTTAATTTTTCTTGTGGAGACTTTGTGGTATCAGAAAGAATCCTTTGCTCTTCCGAAATCGCAGCCAATGGCGCGGTAATCAAATTTTCCGGATTCGCAAGGCGATTGAAATTACCCCAAAACGATTCAGCATAAGACCCACCCACGCCAAAAGACTCCTGCTTAATGCCTTGCAGTTGTTTCAAATAAGGGTTAGGGGCATTTGCGCCTCCCTGAAGTTCTATGGATTGGCGAATTAAGTCATCATCAGATTGTTGCATTGGGTCAAGGGTATCGGGATCGAAGCCGAACCTGGTTAATGCGCTTCTGGCCTCATCGCTCAAGAAATGAAAGTCCTTTGGCATGGCCATCCCCGTTTCCCATTTATTTTGATGCGCCCTTAGCCGCGTAAACATTAGCTTAAACATTTCATCAATGCCAGACAAAATCTGATTTGGGGAATCGGCATTATCAAACATTTTGCGCCACTCTTTCATCTCTTGATCTGTGGCAGCCGCACCGGTTCCCTTATAAACCGAGGCCAATTCTCCTGGGGCTGCGGTCGCATCCGCCTGAAAGCGTTTTAATGCGTTAGCAACATCGGGATTCGTAGCGGGCACTTCCTTCGCCGCTAAGTTTTTAATACGATTCCATAATTTGAAGCCACTATTATCTAAGTCCTTTATATTATCATAAATACTTGACAAATGTCCCACTAAAGTATTCATGGCTCGCGTGATGTCCGCGTCTTTCTTGGCCTCGAAGGATTCGCGTAATGTTTTTCGCGCACCATATTTGGTGTAATCCCACGCGGGGTTTATCTTTAATATTTTTGCCACTACTCTCTGCCAATATGGTTTTGACATGGCAAAACCAGACGGAAGCGGGATCTTATATACTGCCATACTCCCAGCTACCGCCTCTTCGCCCTCTGGATCAGTATAATCGCCCATCCCCGTAGAAGACAATTTTAACCCTGCAAGTTTAGTATCGAGTTCACCCTTAGATTTTGCCGATGCAACATCCGCATCTATCTCCATTTGCTTAAGGAATTTCTCGTTACCAAAATCCCTATTGGACTTCGCCGCTTCGCCTGTCTGTTTCAAGATTTCCAATGCCAGGCCGTTATCCGCCTGTATCCGCGCGACATTGCCCGCTTCCTGCATCCGCACCGCCGATTGCATCTTGGCCTCGGCCTCGCCGATCAGCAGGCGCAGTTTATAGGCGATCAAGGCATCATTACCCTTATCGCGCTCCCGCGCATTTTCGCGCATCCCCTCGCGGAATGCCTGAGCCGCCGCCAGAATATCTAAGGCCATATTACGCCACCATCATTAAAAAGGGTAAAAGTTGCCACAATTCTTCTTCCATCGGAATCGCCGTCGAAGGACTATCATATTGACGCTGCCCTAACCACATCAGTAACTGCTCCATAGGATCTTGCTTTTGCGGTTGCAGCATTTTAAATACATCCGCCCCTACACCGCCGGCAAGTTGACCCCAACCTGCCTCCCTTTGCGCTTTCAGAGTGGCGATATTACTGCCCACGCCCGTCAGATAGCCCAGCGCGTTAGATTTCACCTCCTCGTCCAGGCGCATGACCTGTTCGTTCAACGCACTTACTTGCTCGGCCACAACGCGATTGACGCTGCCCAGCATTTCATTGGCCGCCGTGCTGTCTGCCAGGCCACGCGAGGACACCGCCGCCGCCCCGCGTGTCTGCATAGCACCGGCCTCACGGCTAATCCGCGCTAAGCCGCGATTGATGATGTCTTGTTCGACATCGCCGGATAGACCACCCTCCGCCCGCCCTTTCAGGAGATTATAAAGATCCTGCATTTCGTTTGATTTGCCGCCAGGCAGCTTTACGCCCGCAGCAGCCGCTCCCACTGCAAGAGGATAAAGCATGGGATTAGTTATGATGGGCGTTTTCGTGAAAATATCGCCTAAATTATCCCAGAAACTCATATTATTTCCCTCCCCTTGAAGATAGAGTAACCGCCCCGCCCAGCGCTTCTATGGCCGCGATGATCGCTGCGAATGACTCATCCATATAGGTTTCATTTTCAGTAAAACGCCTATCCGTCACTGCCGCTACGCGCCGATGCTCTATGTCTCGCGGCCCTGGGATTCGCGTCAAATACTCAATTTTGGGAGTTACTGCCATTGCTCCTCCATCCCCTCAAGTCGTCTGAACGATAAATCCGAATCTAAATTATGCGAGAGAATCCAGGTAAATTCGCGGCCCATGAGATCTACCATCTTTTCTTTTCCGCTTTCCGTTGTGGCCATTGTAATCGTCCGGCTCCCGCCCTTCTCGTTCTTGATCGTAATGGTGTAGCTATCGGCATTCTGGCTGTCGGGATATTCATAAATAGCGCGAATCGAATGGAGCACTCTATTGCCAAATCTTCCCGTAGGAATCACTTGTTCCCAATACATCGCTACGGGTTGATCTGCGAACTTGAATGAATCTGGATCAAGCTGATAGAAAGTGTAGTTATTATGATAGATGATAGAATCATCGGATAACCGTGCCCAACCGCGCACAGCGAGAATCGTTCCGTCTGCATCCCCACGCATCATGACCGCACCGTTCTTGTCAATCTCGACGTTCTGGGCGATCAACGTAGCGGCTATCGGGCCGGAGCGATACCACCAATCGTATTTCGAGGCGGCATTGGGAGATTCGGCTATCGCCCAGACGTGAGCATGATCGGGATTTGCCGCTGCGGGTCGCCACCCGTTCAATGTGCCGAAATGGTCATAGGCCGTATCGGGGTAATAGCCGTCTTCTCCGTCCGGTTGAGGCGAGGGCGCATTCCATGATTCACCCGTTCCCATCAGGCGCGCCCTATGTTCTATGCGACCATTAATCTGGTGATAATAGAATGCGTCCCATTGCTTCGCTTCGTCTGTGCCCGTATAGGTCAAGGCGTATTGATTGGCATTTTCGCCGATGCTACTTATACCCTGCGGATATTCCCAATCAGAAATCCCTTCGTCCGCAGACCAATATCGAAAGACGAGCTGATTGACACTATTGACATCCAGAAATCCTACTTGACCTTCTTGGGCGCACATGCAGGCATTAGGCATATTAACATTAGCTAATTCTTGCCAATTATAAAATGCGGACAGCCAAAGTCCACGCATGAGTTTGCTACTGCTTAAACCCGTGGCCCAGTGCACAAAGGCATAACCTGGCGCGTTGGCGTCAAAGGCTACGCTGGGCGCTATCGTCGAAACCTGCGATCCGCCCGTGTCTTCGCGGCTATACGTAAAGAACCAAATCAAGCCGCCATTCTGTGAACAGCGTTGTTTGGTGTAAGCATGATCGCCCGTCGCCACATAACTGCGCCAGACGACGATAATATGATTGCTGTCGTTAGGATCAACGTCTATGTCGGGATAATACTGCGCATCGTCAACGCCGGTGAGGGTTTCCAGCGCATAACCTTCTCCGCCGCTATATTGCTGCCACTCCATCGTCGCTATGTTGAACTTGCCATAATAAACACGCTTGCTGGTATTATCAAGATTTTCCCACGTCGAAACCGCATGAATATAAGTTCCCCTGACAACGAAAGACATGGATTGACTTTTAGGCCCGCCCCCTGCTAACTCCCAATCCTTTAGATGAACAAACTCATTTGCCCCTGGCGTTAGATAATAGAATCCCCTTATAGGACTATATAAATCACCCCCAGGATTATCTACTCTTCCGACAATAACGGTTCCCGCTGGCAATGCGCCGACGGCTATGGGCAAAATGCCGAGCGTCTTTTGCGTCGTATAATTGCCGCCCACGCTACGCAGTCCTTCAGCATCCTCGTTATTTATTTTCATCCAGCGCGGATCATTGGTCGGAGCTATTATTTCTGCGGTGGGAATACTGAATAGCACTTTGTCATCGCGTAATATCGGCATAACCTGCGCCGCATCCAAATCAATGTCGGGCATCGCCAAAATCGTTTCGAGTTTATCGCGTATATGGTCTAAAGGACGCGGCTTGCTATTGGGCTCCCAAACATAGAGAATAGACCGATCCCCGCGTTTGCCGATGAAATAACTGACGCCATCTACTTCCGCATAAGCGTCTATCGAATTTACTCCGCTATCCCAGGGCTGCTCGGCCAACACTTCCACCGTGCCATCGCCTAAAAGCAGATATTTGAACAATCTGCGTTTTGTGCCGACTAATAAGAAATCATGGTGAGGCCGGATACCGACTAACTTTTCGTCGTAATCTGCGCTGATATTGATATAACGCGGTTGAAGATCAAATCCCGCGAGCGGATCATTTACGCGATGCGAATAGCGAATCGTGAACTGTCGCTTCTCATCGTCATAATTCACGCCGGTTACCCACATGGTATCGGCAAATATCCGCGCTTGAGAATAGTTGCAATCTATGCGCGGCAATTCGTCTCGCGCTTTATTGGGATCAATCCAATTCGGCACGGCGGCGCTGGTGGGCTGATTTAGGTCTATGAAATCCAGAACAACGTTTGTTGCGCTCTGACGCCAGCGACTGTTAACTTGTAGGGTATAGTGTCTCTCATAGGTTAGACTTGGATTGGGCGTTGGAACCTTGACGTATATAAAAATCCATTCTATTCCTATTCCACCCGACGAGCTATAAATGTCTGATTCATAGTCCGCATCATTATCGTCAGTAAATTTAGCCGTCAAATCCTTATAGAAATCCACATCAATATTTTGCGACGGATGCACTAAATAGAAATATTTAAAGCGAGCATAGGTGTTACTTCCGATGGTCTCAAAGTTCAGGAAAATGGCATCCAAATTGATGACATTGGCATATCCATCCTGAATGTCAAAGCGGGCGATTTCTTGATAGGGCGGAAGAAGAGAAGGCGCTAATGCAGGCTCTCCGGCGGCTTGAATCCCCAAGTTTTGATGACTGCGATAGAGACGAAAACCCGATAATCGCTTAGGAAACGCCGCACCATCTTCATAGTCTCTAATCGTTAAGCGTAATTTTGTGCCCCAGGTATAATAGGGATCTGCGCTGACGGTTTCACCGATAGTAAATGGATCAACTTTCAGGTCTGCAACTTGATGTCCGTCATATTCGGCCAAAATTGCATATTTAACATTGGCATTGGCATAGCCGAAATTATTGCCCAAGTGCCAGGTGTGCGGCGTTCCGCCGGTTGGGCTATCTACAATCTCTAAGTCCGGTGTGTAGTCCGGCAAGCCCACGCCGCGCACCAGGTCGGCAAACTCATGCAAACACCAGCCATCTTGGGGATGCGCTGAATCGTATCTTTTGAAATAAGCATTGACTTCTTCTTCGCTGACAGGCGTCTTAGGCTGGCGATTGACATAACGCCATTGCAGCGGAAACGAATCGGACTTGTTGAACATAGGATGCAATTGTTCGCCGCCGTCATACATAAAATCGCCCAATGCCGCTCGCAATACCCCCTTATCCGACAGCCACTTCGCCGGTCGGTCATGGCAATCACTCACCCCAAATTCCTCGATAAAATTAGGGGCATTTGACATTTTATCATAGGGCGATAGATCGTCCCAGCCGCAGTAGAACGGCCCCTCGATAAACCATTGCCCGCCCGTTTCTAAGCTGCGCTCTAATTCATACCAATCGAATCCCTTACTGCCTTTGACCTGAATGACCAACAACTCCGATGGCCGATTGATCTTGCTCTCCGCCGCCCAGACGCGATTGAAGGTCATCTGTCCGACAGAGAGTATTTGATCGCCGGATTCTAACCGTCCATTGAATAGTTGATTATTCGGATCAAATATCTTGCTGCCGGTGCTCTTACGCAAGCAGCCTGGGGATTTTGTCAAATCTACGTTCCGCGCTTCCCGTGCTATATTCGGGGATAAATCGCCTGCATCGGGATTCGTCGCCATTCCGCCGGAAAAATTCTTGATTGCAAATGTCGGCTTGAATTGCATGATTTTAGGGATCGGCTTCCAGAATAATATCCGTGTAGAAATCGGTTGTATCGGCGGCATCCGCTGCTTCGGGCGTGAACACTAATTTCACGGCATCAACAAAACCTGGGGTAAAGCTGAATGCCTTGAAGTCCGCCGCGCCCGACGCAATATTGACCGTGAGAGTATCAAGATAAGCACTTGTTACTACGCCCCGCGAAACTCCCTGAATATAGACCGTCAGCGAGTCGTCATCGTATTTACTGCCGTCGCCCACTGTGCACAAGTAGGCTCGATCCGGCATTTGATAGACCCCAGGGCTGGTCTCAATGCGGAAATCTATGATGTCCGAAGTGGTATTGGCCGCGCCAATGGCCAATTTTGCGCTGCGAGTGCGCCAGATATTGTAGTGGGGAATGCGCTTGACGTAATTGCGGGGCGGGTCATACATGTTGCTGGACTCGTCGGCCAAATAAACGCCCACCCACTCCGTAGAATCCGCCGCTACTCCGTAGGGATAAGAAAAAACAAAATGGACATATTGACCGGCATAGGATTCCAGCCAGGGCATAGCGAACGAGTGGTTATTCTGTGAGCTTGATCCTATGCCGTTGAAATCCTGCCAGAGTTCGGAATGGATCAACACCCAACGATCCTGGTCTGGATCGGCGTTCTGTTCCGCCAAGTAGGTGTCAATTTGCAGCCAATAATGAGTCGTATTCGTGCCGACTTCATCAAGATCAAGGAAGAGGGTGGATCGGATCGGGCGGCGATTATCGGCGCTGGATTTGTAAAGCCAAATCTGATCGCTGGTGTCGGGCGTATTGGACACGATAGTGTCCCCCGCCTCGAAAACCGTGCGATATAATTGAGCTGCCGACCAATTTGCCGACATCAAGAGAATGGTTGTTAAGGCCAAAACAAGTCTTTTCATCTATCGTCCTCCTCCCCAGTCGGGGATTCTCACCGTGCCGATATGGGTCTCAAATTCGGTATTCGTTTTCATTCTTCAACCACGATCACCTGCCCCACGCTCGCCGCCGCCGGTGGCGCTCCCCCCGTCTCAAACGTGAAGCTGAAGCGAGGGCGGTTGGCGGCGGTGGCATTCTCGGATGAAGCGAAATCATTACTTGCAATGCCAGTCTGTAAGAGTAATCCACCCTCTTGCCCCGATGCTTGTCCATACCATTCTGTTGCCGTTGTCGTTGAAATCGCCCATGAATACCAAGTATTTGTAGTCGTAACATTTACTATTGATTCAGCAGTTAGTGCTCGATCTCCACCAGTGCCGTCTCCCGTATTATATGTTCTGGTGTCTGTTGCACTCATACAGCCCGCTGTTGTCCATTCGTTTGCATCACTCGCCCAATCATTCCAGGTTACATCGCCATCGTCGTTATCTGTGCCGTTTTCATCACCTTTAACCCATTGATTTTTCCAGATTGCATAAACATTTGTATTGCCATCACTATAATTGCCGCTACATTTCAAAGAACATACACCAGTTATATTCGTAGCACCAACACCAAGAGTAGAACCTACACCAACTGGACGTATAACAGAATTATAATCATAAGCAGCTTCCGATACAGTAATAACCGTAAGAACTCCATAATTTCTATCCCCAAATATCTGATTAAGCTGTGCATCATCAATACTCCCATTCCCTATCGAAACCTGATCGTTATGCCGGATCTTCGCGGAAGCATTCCCCGTCATAATCGCATCCATCCGGTTCACGTTCACCCGCTCGCGGAATTGCCCCGCCGCCCATCCCTGCATCACCGGAAACTCCACGCTGTCGGGCTGTCCGTCGTATTCCAACCATTGCCCGCCCATCTCCAGCGCGTAATGTTGCCATTGCTTGAGCGTCGTTCCGTGCTTCGTGCCCGTCGGGTTGGCGATATTCGTCAGCGTAATATCTACATCGGTCGCCACCGCGCACCCCGCCCATTCGGGATGCAGTTGGGCTTGCTCTACCGCCCATAGCGAAAACGCAGGCTCCATCGTGTAGCGGTGGATCACGTTGCCGTTCTGCTTGATGACTTCAAAGATCACGCCCGAATAGATCACCCACCGCAGAGTGTCGCCGGAAATCACCGGAGTCCCGAACGTCGCCGGAGCGCTGAATCCCTCCACCACCGCGCCTGTCAGAGTATCCTCCAGCACAAACCCGTTGAGCTGGTAGATCATGGTGTAGGTCGTATCATCCCACGTCACGGTGAACAGGGTGCGCCCCGCCCGATTCTGCTCGACTTTCAGCACGTCAGTATTGCACGTCCATTTCCGATTCGCGCCACTGCCCGACTGCACCCACGTATTGCTGATCGGTTGCCAGACCCCGCCATTGGGATAATGCCAGATCTGCCCGCCGATAGAAAGCTGGTGCTGCGCTCGCCACTTCCCCCACGGCTGGAGCACACTATCAGAATTCACCACGGATTGATACCCGCTCGGAACCCACGCCGCTTTTGTAGGGGTTTGATTCATCAAACCCGCCGCCAGCACCAGAACTATGTAAAGGAGTCGTTTCATGGCGTTAAATTCCCATAAAACTGAATCAGCAACTGATCTGTGCTGTCCGCCGGAGTTACTATCCCGATCTTCGCGCCCGATGCTATCGTCCCATTGTCAATCGAAGTGAACCAATTCTGCCGCCGCGCCGTCCCTGTCTCCGTGCCTACCTGCATCGCTTCGATGACCGCCGCCGCCCCCGTCGTTAATGGCATCTCCACCAGCGTAAAATCGAAATCGTCTACACTCCCATCGGTTTCAACAAGAATCGAATCAATCGTATAGACTACCCCTGTCAGATTCGCCCAGATATTCGACGTGTCCGCCACAAGATGCTTCGGGTTGACAATCGCCACGCTGAAATTCTTCTTGAGCGGAACCGCCGCAATCTGCTCCGGCAGCGACAGCGTGATCGTCCCCGCCCCATTCGTTACGGTCAATTCGTTGGCCGTCCCCGTCATAGTCGCCAGCACCGGATCAGTCGTCCCATCCCCTACCGGAATCTGCCCATTCGTCGCCACGCCCAACGCCGTAATCGCATCCGTCCCTGATCCTACCAGCAACCCCCCATCCGTCAGCGTATTCGCCCCCGTTCCACCCTCATTCACCGCAAAGGGATATGCCGTATTGACAAGATTCTCCGCTATCGTGCCGTCAGCTATATCCGTCAGGGTTGCTTCCAGCGGTTGATAAGTCGCTCCTACCCACGTCCGATAGGCCACATCCGCGCTATCAGCTGGGTCTAAGAAATCCAGTCCACTCACCCAGTCTCGATAGGCCACTCCCGCCGAATCCGCCGGATCTAAAAAGTCGCTCACCACGAGGTCAACCGTGCCATCATCATCCTGATAGGTAACGGTGATTCCCGTCTCGGTATTCCCCGTGAACATCGCGCCGGACAGATCTTGCGCCACCTCATCATCTATCTCCAGACTGTCCGTCGTAATGGCTATCCCCCCGCCGGATAAAACATTCGCCGTCACCGTAACCGCCCCATCAGCACCTCCGCCGCTCAGCCCATCCCCCGCCGTTACCGCCGAAATATCCCCCGTCTCCGTAATGGTGATATTGTCCGGCACCTGAGCGTCCGTGACCGAGCCTTGCAATTCACTCAGATCCAGCACCGCCTCAAGCTCAGCCTCCACGCCGGTGGCATTGAGTTCTTCTGCCGAAACCGCATCTGCCGTCAGGTCTGCGGCTGTAATCGTCGAATCCTGAATCTCCCCGGCCGTTCCTCCATCCACCGCCCCGGCAGCGATCTGAGCATCAGCCACCGTTCCACTTAACTCCGAGAAGTCATCCTGGGCATTGTCCTGGGTGTCCACATAAGTCCGGGTGGCCGCATCCGCGCTATCTGCGGGGTCTAAATAATCGCCCACTTGCGTTTGATGCTGTTCGATATATTGATCCCACTGAACGTCGGTGGCATTGGTCGTATCCAGCGTGATGTCATTGGGCACCTGAGCATCGCTCGCTGCTCCGCCCAGCTCGCTAATATTATCATGTGCCGCATCCGTCTCTAATCCCGGCACTTCCGCCTCGGTCGCCATCGTCGAAACAATCTCGTCCGCCGCCCAGGGATTTGCCGTGTTGATCCAATTTCCCGCAATCGTCTCGGCTTGCACCATGAACGCCACCGCGCCTGAATCCGGCTTGGCGGAAATCCGCGCCGACATCACAGTAGTATCCGACACCGTTACAATCGTGGCTACCGTATCCGGCCATGTCAGCGCCGAAGAAGTATCCTGCTCCGCGTCAAGATCTGTCTTGGTCGCATCCCAAGAAGTTGTATCACTATCAAGTTGATAGTCGCCAATCGTTATCGTGGTCGCGCCAGATACTTCATAAGGGCTTTTCCACGCCACCAGCCGCATCGTCCAGATGTTCGTGTCGGGGAATACCCCGAAATAGGGAAATGCCCCATTCGCCCCGCTGTCTTCGTTGGCAACAGACAATCTGCCCATCGTTGGAAAATCTAAGCTGCTACTGGTAAGTGATGGGCTGAACACGGCATAGGTTACTTTGTTCGCAACGGCCTTGACGTAAAGAGTATCGTAGTATATGCTGGAGGTATCGCCCTGAGAATATCCCAATAGCAGCACGATCAAGCTGTCATCATCAGCCTTGTCGCACGTAACCTCCAGCATGGCATGATCCGCCAAAAAAGGTGTGCCCGCCTTGTCATATACCAAAAAATTGAATGGTTCAGACAAGGCTCGCGCTTTATTTGCCCAACTTCCGGTAAACGTCGAATTGATCCCGCCTGTTGAGCAAACACTCGCGTCATAAAATAGAGCGGCATTTCCAATACTGATTTGCTGCGCGTTAGCTATGATCGCCATACCAGCGAGGCATAACCACGCCAGCTTCCATCGTGCCACGAAATCTCTCACCTTTGATAAGTTGCGATCTGAATTTATCTTTGAGTCTATTTGTCTCTAAAATCGTCTCTTGCCAACGCCGCAGCGTAGCCCTCACGTCCCCCTTGTCGCGCAAGAACTTCCAGGCCGCTCGTTCGGCGATGCAATCATGATAATCTTCAGGGAACTCAGGATAGAGCGAATCCCAATCGTCTATCGTGGGCTGCGGCGGACGCCGGAAATAAGAACACAGGAAGTTCGTCGAATCAGCTTCCGAAAGATAGGGATAGAACGAGACATAAGTGATATTGGCGTTGGTGTCCGTATCCCATTCACTCCATTCGGCAAAGGCTATCGGCGATCCCGTGGTGTCAATCGCGCCCGAATTGTTCGCATCGTCTATCGCGTCTTTATTCCACTTCCCCAAACGCGGTGGACTATTGGGCTTGTAGTAAATCCGGCGCACGCTGAAAATCTTATGCGTCGTCGGCAGTTCGGTCGCGCCGATAGCCGTTTCCAGATTGTGCTTGTTCAGCGCCAGCGTCGTGGCCGTCAACGTCAAGAGCGTGGGCTTACGATACGTGCATCCGGTCTCGCGGCAGATATTCCAATACTCATCCGCCAGCCGATTGCAGATTTCCGTATCATCTTCGGATTGCAAGCCTTCAGCATAACCCGCCTTCTGCCCGATCTTTTGCAGATAGCGGTCTTTTAGGCTTTCAAAAGTCATAGGTATAGGCTCCCCGCTCGCACGAGGAGCCTCTCCTTATTCCTCTTTCGCGGGTCGCCCGCGCTTCGGCTTTTCCAAATCGTCCAAGCGGGATTCGATTCGCCCTACTCGCGCCAAGAGTTCTTCATAATCCATCACCTTGTCGCCAGGCGTTCCGGCTTCAAGATGAATTTTGAAAACGGTGGGGAATGCCGACATTCTCTTTACGGCATTATTATCCACCAGGCAAGTCCATCCGTTTTCCGGCTTGAAAACATAGTTCTCAAAGCGTTTCTGAGGCTTAACTTCCCGCCCCTCGGCAATATACTCTACCAGGGTATAGGCTTGCACAATTGTTTCTGCCATATCAACTCCAGATTAAGTGAAGGGCGGGATGTAGTTCACCCCGCCCGTTGATTTACTGCGTAATCCAGCCCGTATAGCGCTGAACGACATCCACTCCGACACCACAGGTATCATTCGCCGAAGCGCCACCCGTCGAGAAATCAAGCTCGATCATCAAGTAGTTCGCGGCAGAAGCCGTAACTAATTGGGCGGCACTGAACGCATAGATACCATGCGCATCATAAGTTGTCGTCGCCAAATCATCATCCGTCGGGCCGAGAGCAATAGTATCTTCATCGGCGTTCAAATGAAGTGGTCGCCAACTCATCGCGGCTGCCGCTAAATTGGTGGAATCCGTAGCGTTTGAAACCCACAACCTGACCATGACGGTATCTGTAACGGTCAGAGTTATAGTGCCTCCCGCCCTGACTTCCACATTCAGCGCAATCGCATCGGGAAAGGGCTGTCCAAACCCAAACAGATTCATAGCGCACGGTTTTCCAAATTCTGTTGCGTCATTGCCCGCGATAGAATCTATATCTATCGCATTGTAGCGCACGTAGTATTTGGTTTTCGGCCCAACAAACCCATTGGGTGTATCGTCTGGTGTAACCGCTGCCCATAGTGGAAGAGCGAGAACGGCTACCAGCAGAATGCTAAGTAGTTTCTTCATTTCACTCCTCCTTATGAGTTGGTATAGTGGATTTGACCAGCGGTTTTGACAGCAATCACGGCATTGTCAATGCTGTTAAACCGCGCCTTTTGGAAGCCGAGCAGAGCTTTCACGCCCACGCCGATATACTCATCATACCAGCCTCCGGCTTGCGCCCATTCTGGCCCGTAGCAATGAGCATAGCATCCGGCTTCCGCGCCCAAAAGCAGACCCGTGCAGCCATTTATCGTTCCGCCTACGCCCCACGTAGTCGCTGTCGGCATTCCGTAGTATTCATAGATCAACACGCCATACAACTTGCCGACAGGCATCGGCAATTGACCCGCCAGATTGCCCGTGCCGGTAAAGAGCGGATTGTCATTGCCTCGCGCATTGGCGTATTTCTGGTAATCTTCCCATGCGCTGCCCGCCGCGTATTTCAGATCGCCGATGGCATACACTTATGTTCAACAGAGTTCGCTATGCTCTGCCCGTCCAGATTCCTGAACCGCTTCATGTTGCCATGAAGGTCGGACTATATCATCATCCCGTTTGGACGGGATGCTTCGCGCTTCGGATCGCTTGATCCTACTCTCTTTCGAGATAGTCTCTGAACTTATAGGAATTTTGTGTGGGCAAATACCGTAGTAACGCTTACCCCAATTGCAATTCATACAGAGTGTCTGAAAATCATTGGGGAAGTTGTTCTTAACCAACCAAGAATAAAAGATGTGTCCGCCGCGCTTTCCGGTCTTCAGTTCGCGGCGGTGTTTAGCACCATCATTTTCTATGTGGTCAATGGTCAAGAACAGTTCATTGGATTCACCGCAACAGGCACACTTACGACCATAATGATCCAGAACAACTCCACGCCTTTCGGTGCGATTTTGTCTTTCCCTGATGCGGCTATTTTCCCTGATTTCTGCTAAATGACGTTGACGATACCTCGCCGTTATTTCATG